GAAGCTGTTACGTGTGTGTCTGCTCCACTACCTAAAGTAATCGTATCATCACCAGAATCTACAAGTATAGCAGCAGCGTCATTGTCGCTTCTAACTCTGAAATCCATATTTGTTAACCCATTAGGGTTAGCATCAATACCAGTATTGCTTATTTTCATACCATAAGCATTACCATAAAATTCTAAATGGTTAGATGCTAATTCAATTCTAGTACTTGTATTATTATAACGATTTATAGTAGAAGCATTAATATTACTTAAATCAACATTTAAAGCGCCATTCAAATCTAAAGGAGAATTAAGTACTGAAATACTACTAGATAGTTTTAATATTTCTGTAGGTGCTCCTGTTTTAGCATTTGCTATTCTAAGTGACATATGACCTTGAATACCAGTTTGGTCAACTGAGTCTACAATTGCTACTATTTCTGCTGCTGATCCTGAAGTGTCAATTTTTCCAAAACTAGCACTATCAATAGCAAAATTAATTCTACCTACTTCATCATTATTTTCAGCACCTATAGTTGATCTAGAACCTCTAATTAATATTTCACCTCCTCTATCATCATCTCTAACTTCTTTAAAGTCAAATGCTCTAATAGGGTTATTAGTACCAACACCAATTCGAGGGTTATCTCCTGACTTAGAGATATGTAATACTTCTTTAAGATCTTCAGTAGTAGAACCCGCAAAGAATTTTACAGCATTACTCCCGGTATCAAATCTAATTTCTGCAGAAGCACTACTATAGAAGAAGGATCCAGAAATATTTGTAGTATTATCTTTACCATAAAAGAATATACCAGGGCTAACACTAGCAGAAACATCACCTGATGCTATTCTAATACCAGCTGTATTGCCTCCTACATTAGCACCTGAAGGTATTAATTCTAAGTCTAACCCCTTAATTATCATTGTTGGGATTCCAACGTTTACTAAACCACCACCAATATCTGGTTTTATATCTCCGGGCCCACCATCACCATCACCTTGAACACCCGGGTTTATCATTACTAGGTTACTTGATTCACCAAATACCATGTAGTTTCTAGGATATTGTTGTACATAGCCATTACCTTGGCCAGTGTGTACTATAGGGACTCCTGTAAGACACCATGTGTTAGACCACGGTTGTGGTGTAACATGTGTGTAGGCTTTATCACTATTTACCCTAAATCCAGAAGTAGCATTTACATCGTTTTGGTTACCATAGTCATAAAGCTGAGCACTATGGAATATACCTTCTCCAGTCGATAATAGGTTTTCTCTAAAGTCAATTTGAGTTGTATCAAATTGAGCTATAACTGCGTTATTACCTTTTAAAGTAATTGTATCACTATCAAAAAATATTCCCGTATTAGCATCCCCAGCATGTTCTATAGCGCCAGCTACAAAGAGAGTATCAGTAGTTTTATTATAAGTTAAACCAGAATCTCCTGCGGGATTATCATCACCATCGAAAAATAATACGTGGGTATCTGTACCGGTAATTGAGGTCCCAGTTCCTCCGGCTCCATAACTTCCTGTTCTAAAGAATTTACCTGTAGTAGTATCGTACATAACTGTTTTAAAGCTAGTATCACTATTGTCAGCTAAATTAGCAAATAAATTGCCACTTGCACTTACATTTCCAGATGCTGTAATGTTACCTGTTAGGTCAAATCCATCACCACTGGCTTGCATATTTATGTGCTGGGATTGGAGATTAAAAGTTGTACCATCAAAAGTAAGACTATCTTCGGCAGTAAAGGTACCATCGCCATCAGAAGTTAATACTCTATTAGCACTATCACCTGCAATAAATCCTGTAACTGATGTCGCAGATAATTGCCCACTTGCACTTATATTATTTGAAGCTGTAATGTTTCCTCTAATATCAATAGAATCTGTATCTGAGTCTAGTATTATCTTACTAGATGCATCAAGTGTAATTTTTGTAGCATCTATTTCGGACGGCATATCAGAATCACCAAAAACTATACCTACATCAGACCCATTAACTATTGCCGTATCGTCTGTATTGCCAGCAATGTCTTTTATAAAAATACTTCCAAGGGATCCTAACACAATATCTTGAGTAAGTACTTTACTTGCACTTATACCACCACTTGCACTTATATCACCTGTAATTGTATCTCCATTAAGGGTTGTTGTTCCTGCTACTGTAAGATCATTAGTTATTACTCCCCCACTTGCACTTAGAATACCCGAAGATGTTATGTTACCCGTAATGAGTGCATTATTTGATACTACTAAACCATTATTCCCTGCAGCACCCCCCTGAAATGCACCTAAAACAGATGTAATAGATTTAAAACCTAAAATGTGTGATTCTCCACTTGCACTTATAATACCTGAGGATGTTATATTAGCAACATTTTTAATATTAAAACCTGCTAAGTCTAAGTCTTCTTCTGCTGTGTGGTTACCTAGATTATCACTACCCCCACCACCACCACCACCGGTACCAAAACTTCCTGAGTAGAAGAATTGACCGGTAGAAGTATTATACATAACTGTTTTATTTGCTGTAGTATTATCCAGTGATAAAGAAGCAAATATAGCACCACTACCACTGATAAGGTGGTAACCACCAGTACTATCATCACCTATAGAAACAGTAGTATTTTCGGCTTGTCTAATTTTAATAATACCCTGATCATTATCTGTAGGTTTTGTTCTTATTTCTACAGGTATAGTATTCCCGCTTGATTCTTGTAATTCAAAAATTGGGAATGAATCTATAATTTTTAAACTACCTGAAATTCCTACACCTGGAGTTGAAGCTTGAGTACTGCCCTTACCAGGGCCTATTTCCATAACTTCTTGATTTACAGTCCCTGCATCCGTATTAGTTTGAAATACTAACGATCCAAAGGGAGTACCTCCATTAATACCTGTAACTCTAGAAAATATTTCTGCAGTAGAACCACTAACAATAAATTCATCTAGTTCTGGGTGAAAAGAAGCTGATTCTCTAGCAAATATTATTCTTCCAGTTTCTTCTCCTATTTGAACAACTCCATCTTCATTAGTTCTTAATACTATAGAAGCTGGTTCTGATCCTGTTGCTGTTCTAATTTCAAAAGATTTTTGTAAAAAGCTACTAGTTTGGAAACCAATACCAAATTTTGTAGTATTTCCCGTAATGTTACCTCTTAAAAGATTTTTAGTATTATTACTATTTTCAACAGTTTTTGTAAAAGTAATATCATCACTATCTGTTCTTACTTGATAGAAAGTAAGTGAAGAACTTCCTAATGGGGCTACACTTGAACTAGCAAATGTTTCAACATCTTTATAAATATTAATTCCCCCATAGTAAGAACTTGAATGTGATAATATGTCTAATTTATTTAAAGGCATGTTATTTTTTTAATATTTCGTGCATGTATAATTAACTAATACTTCTACTTCTACTGGAACGCCACTTTGAAGTACTTCTACTCTTCCAGTACTAGAGGGTTGGTAGGTATCGGATAAAGGGCTATGTTTATCCCCATAAAGAATATATGAAGTATTTGTAACTACAGCAAATAATAAATTAGTTACACCGTTGTGTTCTGTACTTGCTATTACATATGGGGTAGGTAAGGAAGAAGCTACTTGTGAGGTTTGAAATTGAGTATTAAATAAGTTTGTAGCGTTTCCTTTACCATCACTATCTATTAAATCAATAGCTGTTGATAAATTATATCTACCAACAGTAGGGTTTAATAGTAGTTGACCAATATTTGTAGACCCCCCAGATACACCATATGCAACATTGGAGGTAAATTGTGATCCATTTATATTTATTATACTTGAATCATCATAATTTAGTTGTAGGGATGTATTAAAATTAATACCAAAAGTAGCGGTTGCTTTGGGAAGAGTTATAACACCAGGGTCAGTGTTTCCTGCACCACTTTGTGCTCTATATGTTATTATTGGTTGGAAAGTAATAGAACTAGCTCTACTGGTTGGAATTCTAAATACGGGTATACAACATGCTGCTACGTTTGGGTAGGTTGTATATAAGGATGGGGCTCCTGTAAAATCTGTACCCCTTTTCATAAATCCAATAGCTTTTACAACTCCTTCTGTATAATTTGAACCAGATTCACATCCTATTACTTCTATAACGTGTTCAGAAGCATCTGTTACTCCTGATTGGGTAACTATAAGGGGATTATTGATTTCATATTCTACAGCAACTTGACTATTTCCAAGTACAGAATTTGGTTTTAATTTTAAAGCACCAGAAACAAATACTCTACCAGGTTCTATACTTAAATCATCCGTTGTACTTGACCTTATAATTGCGGGGGCACCCTGAAAAAATGACCCACTAGGGACCTGGGATGCCCCAAAAAAATTAAATCGAGGAGTAACCCCAGGATCATTTCCATGAAACATCATAGGAATACCATTAGAATGGTATATCCCTGTACTATCAGTGGTTCCTCCTAATGATCCTACATGAATACTACTACTTACAAATACATGCCCAAACGAACCTGTTGAAGTTGCACTTGAACTTATATTACCTGATGCAGTAATGTGTAAACTAGCAGAAATACTGTTTCCCGCCATATCTAAGTCTTGGGTAGCTATATGGTTGCCTAAATTATCAAAAAATGAACTAGTTTGATCATTAGTAACAAACGAACCTGTAGCGGCATCTATAGCACCACTAACCGAAGTTGCTGTAATAGTTGTGAAATCAGCATTTGCTATAGTTACATTACCATCATTGTCAATTACAAGAGGGGTTCTTTCACCAGAAGTATCTGTGCTTAAATCAGCTACTAAACTTCCTGTTAATAATAAACTACCAGTAAATTGGTGTGTATCCTCAAGTGTATCGCCAAATATTGTGCTACCACTGCTAAATGACTGGGTTATGTGACTTACAGAAGACGATACAATATATCGCTGAGCTATTACATCACCTACTGCTCTTATGTTGCCTGCTACTTCTAATGTTTCTCTTGGAGAAGTTGTTCCTATACCCACTTTACCATCACTAGCAATCCTTAGTTTTTCGGATTTGGTATTAGTATGTTCAGTAACAAAAGCTATATCAGTACTTGCCTCACCTGTATCTAAGAATGCTATTCTTGCTATACCTTGATTTGAATCATCTGAATCAAATAATATTTGACCAAACGTATTACTAACAGAGCTGGTATTTTCTAATAAAATAGTAGGACCAACATTTCTCTGACCATCATCATCAGTACTATCATATACAGTAGCATCACCTTTAGCTAATGATAATAATGAGCCCGGTGATGTAGTTCCTATACCAACGTTTCCATCACCATCTATAGTAAACAAAGCATCGGTATTAAGGTTTGAAGAATCAGCGATTTTAAATTTGTTAGAATCACTGTTGTCTATACCCATTACCCATCTTTTAGTTCCAGTAAGTAAGAATTGAGCTATAGCATCTCCTGTTCCATCGTTTTCAATAGTTAACCCTACTCCAGTTCCCGCACCAGACGAACTTTCAAATATATGAAGAGGTGACGCAGGATTAGTTGTTCCTATACCAACGTTACCCTCTAATCCTGAACTTCCGGAAGTAATAATAGATACTTTAGGACTATTTGAGGCATCTTCAATATCTAATCTTACTTGTCCTGGAACAGATCCAGAGGTAGCAGTAATTTTTGCTTTAGATGCATTACCTTCAGTATTAAATTGTAATTTTTTATTATCTAAAATTTGTACGCTACTTGCAAATTGAAATGCACCACCTGCCCTAAATTGCATGTTTTGGGCAGAAGTTAAATTTATGCGATTAGCTGTAAGGCCCCCATTATGTTCAAATACTAAACCAGAATTAGTAGTTGAGCCAGATGTTATAAGTCTAGATGCTATTACATCTCCACTTGCACTTATTGAACCTGATACTGATAATTTAGTAGAAGGTGATGAAGTACCAATACCTAAATTTCCATTACCAGTTAAAAAACTATTTTGACCTTTTCTAATAACAAAATAACCATCATCATTAGCAGCTGAATCTCTTAATATAATCGATCCTTCATTAAGGTTGGATGAGTTTACGCTACCAATTTGTGCAACAGGTTGTGTTCCATCATTTTTTGCTAAAATTATTCTAGGAGTTAAAGCATTCATAGCTATACTACCTGATAAAACAGCATGTATGTCACCAGATGCAAGTTCTGGGGGACCTTCATTAAATCCTAAAGCAAGCGCATCAATACTAGATGAAACACTATCTTTACTAAGACCAAATACTAAACTACCTCTAACCCCACCACTCGTTATATCAGTTACTCGTGAAAATATTTCTGCTGTAGAACCACTAATAGTTTGGGTGAGTTGTTGTGTATCATTTGATAAAGCAAATGAACCAGATTCTATTACAAATTTAATTTTACCGGTTTCTTCATTTAGAGTAATTATCCCGTCTTCGTTTGTTCTTAAAAGTATATTCGGAGGAGTAGAACCACTACCTATTATATCTAATGAACCTACAGGTTTACTAGTTCCTATACCTAATGAAACAATACCATTAGATTGAGTTATTGCTAGTGCACTTATATCCCCTCTATCTGTGTTAGAGGAAGAGGGAATTGTTATTTGAAAAGATCTAAAATCAGGACTGTGCCCTAAGACAGCTGTAATTTTATTAGGATCTAAACTACCAAAGCCCTGCCCAGAACCTGTAACAGAGCCTCTAGAGGTATCTACAATTAATATTCCTTTATGTGTATATTGTAATCCCATTTATTTTAGCTTTTTTATTTCTTTTTCAAGCTTTTCAATTTGTTTTTGTTGTTGCTTAACCGCGTTTATTAAATATGGAACTATTTTAGAATAGTCTATAGACCAAGGATTAGCTCTATGGTTTTGTGCACTAACTGTATTGTCTGTTCCTTTAGTAACAACATTAGGTATTACTTTATAGGTTTCTTGAGCTATTAATCCTAAATGAGTATGCTCTGAATGGTTTTTAAAATTAAACTCTTTAGGTTTTAATTGTAGTATTTCTTCTAATCCTAACTTACTTGCTTTTATATTTTCTTTTAGTCTTCTATCAGAGTTAGTGCCGTATTGCATACCCCCATTTATATATCTAACAGAGCCAGCATTAAGTAGATCGTTTGCTCCATCTTGTATATAAAAATCAAGATGGGATGATCTAGTATCTGGCCCATTAAGGAGTCTACCTATTGTAATGCTTAATCCTCTAGGGGCTTCTTCAAACTGGATAGATCCAGGTCGTGGGTCTATATTCCAAAATTGGCCCGCATAATTACCGTTACCTTGTGGTAATCCCGCTAGTGCTATTCCTTTACCATTAGAGCCGGCTTCACCTATACTTTGGGCACCTGCAATTTTCCAATAAAATTTAAATTCTAAATTACCAAAATTACCAGTACCTGGTTTAACCGTAATTCCTATATTAGTATTAAAGGGAAATTGTGAATCAAAGGTAACAGCCTGAGGATTCCCACTACCTAAACTGTAATTCTGCCAACCACTAGATCCTCCTCCAGCAGTTAAATCTGTGCCATTCCATACTGTTACAAAATCGGTTGTAGTATTACCTGATGCATCTATAAAAGCGCCCTCTACAAGGGTTTGTCCACCTACAGTAATACTTTCGATTCCAAAAATACTTTGGTTTGCTAAATGTAAACCTCCACCTTTAACTTCAATTTTAGTTATTTCAATAAAATTATTGAAAAAACTATTACTAGGTGCAATGCCAAAATTGAGAGATGGAGAAAAGCTCGTTACACCTGTTAAGACATCCGTAGAAGTATTACCTTCGGTAAGTGAGAAAACAACAGTAGGTGGAACATATGTTCCCCCATATAAATCTGTAGGTAGAAAATCACTAGGGATAGTACTACCTGTCATGCTAGCAGTAATAGCACCCGATACCGCTATATGTTTACTTGAAGATAAAAATTGGGTTCCTATATGCCAATCATTATCTATAATAGAATCAAGGTTACCTTGTTCTACTTGGACAAAACCCCCTGCACCTGCACTATATGCTACTAAAGGTTCATTACCCGTTCCTGCAGGTAAGGAACTAGCTGTTATTTCGTTTAATACGGCATTACTGCCGGAAAGTATGACTTTTTTCCAGTTAGGCATCTAATATTTTTTCTATTATGGTTAGATACAGCACTGTTGCTGCCTACTTCCTTTTCAGGCCAATAATAGGTTTATGATAAATATGAATTAGCCTTGAACTGGCTTAAAATTTTCTAACTTACTTTCAAACTTCTTTAATGCACTAGATACCATGTGGGCATCCTTACCAAGGATATGAGCCTGATTTATAGCAGTAATTGCTAATTGAATTTCTTGGGGTTCTAATTTTAATGTAATCATAACAATTGTTTATATATAAATATAAACTAATTATTATTCCGGTAAGTAGATATATAGACCTCCGTTAGTAGTATCATTATAGTCTACATACATTTGACCAAGAGCGAATCTACCATCTTGACCAGCATTATTACCACCCATAAGTGGTCTTGGTCTTGCAATAGATCCACCAGTACTTAAAGGAGCACCGTTTTGTATATCTACAGTAAGTACATTTACTTGGGCAGTAATATCATCATCTTCATGTCCTACTAATTCAGAGGAAAGTGATGAAGTAGCTGCTGATATACCCCAACTTAACCTGTCTGCATCATAAAATAATGCTGTACCTGCGTTTTTACCGGCGTCATCTTGGCCTGTTTGAACTATTATACCACCATCTCCTGGTGCATCTGCTAGGTTTCCAGAAGCTAATAATATAAATCTATCTTCTACTAAAAGATCTGTAGTGTTAATAGTAGTTGTACTGCCATTTACAATTAAATCACCAGTAATTGTTTGATTACCACCTACGGTAATATTACCATCAACATTAAGGTTACCTCCGGCTTCTATATTGCCAATTACACTAGAATTACCATTAACTCCTAAGTTACCATCAAATTGACCATTAGAACCACTAAAGTCAACATTTGTAAAATCAACTAATTCAGAGTTAGAGCCACTGTGTACTGTTAAGGAAGCACTAATTACTATATCTTGGCTAGTAGTAGCACCAACTGCTGTAACGTCTGCTAAACTTGGAACCGAAGTATCTATAGATTCGGATTGCATTTTACCTATGTAAACATAGGCTTTTAATTTTTTAGGTACTGCATATAGATCGGAAGAAGCATCTAAAGAATTATTACCATCTTGTCTAAATAAGACACCTGCAAATGTATCCAAGTAGAAATCTTGAGCACTACCACCAATATCAAGGGCATTACCATTTTCATCAGTAAGTCTAGGTAAGTAATCTACACTACCTTCGTTAAAGAAGGTAGGAACAATTTGAACTCTACCTTTACTATCATGGACAAAGGCATTATTATCAAATCCAACACCTGTACCTGCTAATGGGTTATTTTTACCATTAGCTTGTGATGCTACGTAATTTGATGGGAATTGTAGAGCAAATGAGTGTGTAGTAAGTGTATTAGCTTCACCACTATCAACTTGGTCAAATGAGGTAGTATCACCAGAATCAACTGCATCACCTTGGCCTCCTACACTTGAATCGCCTGCTGCATATACAGAAGAAGCAAGGGCAACAAGATCAAATTCTACTAACTGTACAACAAATTCTCCACCAGCATTACTAGCTGTAGTGTATATATCAGTACTAGCAGGGTTACCAGGAGCACCAGGTATTTTCTGGCCGAAAATGACATCCGATGATAACTGTACATTAGATGCTATAGATTCCTGTAAAGCACTATTAGCTACGGTTGTGTGTGATGCGCCCGCTAGCTTTTTAAAGGCTATATCTGATAATATTTTTGTATTAATGGCCATATTAAGTTAGTTTTTATCCGAAGTTGTTTATTGAAATTTCATTTACATAACCTGTGAAGTTAGACTTATAAGCAATTCTAAATACTACATAGTCTTCTGCTGCAATACTACCACCACCGGCAGCTGTATTCATATTAACAACGTTTGTACAGTTAAGTGTAATATCTATAGCTCCACCGTTTGCACCTGCATCAAAACAACCAGCACCTTCGGTTAAGAGGTTATTTGAGTTATCTATATTTTGAGAAGCATCTAGGAATGCTGTAGCTCCCGGTAATTTAATTCCTAATCCTAATTTAGTTGAAGTACTTGTATCATCTGTAATTCCTGCAAAACCTATAGTAGCTAGGTTACCTGATCCTTTTAGAGTATAATCTATAGTATTAGCGGTACCTTGACCAGCGGCTTTTTGGAAAGCTCTAAAATAAAATCTTGTATTAGAAACACCAGATCCATTATAATTAGGGGGTGTTCCTGATCTAACCCCTATTGTAGAATAATTAGCTACTCTAGTTGGGTATACTAGAGCACCATTTCCTGTATTCTTTGTTGTAGTAGCACTTGCACCAGGTGTGGTTATTGGTGTTACTACTAATTCTGAGGTTTCATTATTCGTACCTGTGTCTGTTAGTAATGAGGCACTACTAGCAAAGAATAATGGGCCGTTTCCTATTGGAGAGGCAAAATCTCGGACACTTTGTTGGGTATCGTATGAACCACTTCTTAATCTAAAGGTTTCTGCAACAAATGTTTCTTTTGTAGCAGTAGAATCATCTGTTCTAGTATCATATAAAATACCGTCTTTAGCTGATAAACTAATATGGCTGTTTTCTGTTAGATTAGTTTTTGTTGGGTGTTTAACAACAAGCTGTGTTGTAGCGGCAGCACTACCAGATAAAACTACTACAGCTACATCTGATTGAAGGGGAGCAGATGAGGTAACATGTAATTTAGAAGCTGAGGCAGCTGCTGTTGTTGCTAATCCAGGCATTGCAATACCATTTCCTGTGTTTGTGGACAGTCCATTAGTAGCTTTAACCGTTAGAGTATAAGTATTATTAGTAGCTACTGTATTTGTAGCAGTAATTGCATCCGATTCATCTGAATAAACATTTCTATAGGCGTTTGTAACCTCAAGATTATTGTTAAGTGTAACACTAGTACGATATCCTATACCTGAAAGGAATTTAGTACCTGATTGATCAATTGAGTTAGGTGTTGAGTCTTTAAATTCAGCTGTTATAAGACTATTATCTATTTCGTTTACCCAAGTTACATAGTTAGTAGTTCTAACTGAACCTTCTAATTGGTGCTTAACTACAGCATAGTTCCAACCATTTCTTTGGTTTGGCCCTGCTATAAGAACCGATCCCGATCTATGTTGGAAACTTCCTAATACAGCTCCTGTGCTTGTAAAAGAAGCACTATTTACACCAGATAAGCCTAGAAATCCTGAACCATCACTGTTTACATCGTTGCCAGGTGCTGCAACGGGTCCATCAGATCCTGTTAAAGAAACTGTATGTACAGGGCTATCTAAATTATTTACATATAAAGCTAATACTCCTTTATCCCCATCCCCGAAAGCGTCTGCCCCAAAGTTAGTACCTCCGGTACCTGTATCGGCAACAACATGTTCATTAAGTTTAAACCCAAGTGCTGTATAACCAGATGCAGCATTAATAATACCTAATTGGCGGTCAGCTACAGTAGTCATACTACCTTCAGCAGTGCCGATTATTTCATCTAAATCATCAAATTTACCATTATACCCTACATCTGAAAGGCCTGATTCACCCTCTAAAGAAGTATATTGATCTGCATTAGTATAAGTATCAATATTTTGAGAACCACCAAATGATAAGTTGCCTTCTTTAGTAATGCCCTCAGATGTTGTAGAGTTACTTAGTCCTGCTAGGTTTGGTGCAGGAGAAGGAGCTATAGCAGCTAATACTTCGTTTATTTCATCTACAGCATTTGTTATAGTAGTTACACCAGGAGTGAAATCTAATAAACCGTCCTCAAAAGAGGTATCAGTAGGTGTTCCAAGGGTATCAGAACCTCCTCCTCCTCCAAATGCTGAAGAAGCAGTAATATGTAATTCACCTGTATTAGTATCGTATACAACTACATTGCTTAATATAGTACCATTTTCTGTTAAATCGGCTCTTATTTGGCCACTTGAACTAATACCAGTAGTAGCTATATAATCAAAGGAGCTAGTATTAGCTGAGCCAGTAGCATCTATTTGACCTACATTTAAAGTATCAGTTATTGATACTGGACCAACAATATTAGCACTACCTGATACTTCTAAGGAACCTGTAAAGGTGTGTGTATCTATGCTTGAGGTACCAAAACTAGTACTACCAGTAGTAATACTGATTTGATTTTCAACAAGCCCAACACCAATAATGTTGAACGTACCTGCATTCATAGTACCTGTAACGGTAGCATCCCCTTCAATCTGTAGGGCAGAAGCGGTTATTTCTCCACTAGCACTTAAACCGCCAACAACTTCAAGAGCAACGCCTGCATCACCCTCATTAGCAACGGTAAGAGTATTTGTTATAGTTACATCATCGGTTAAACCTACATCTATTCCTATGCTAGAACCTGATGTAGTATTACTAATAGCAATTTGATTAGTAGCACCTACAAATGAGGCTGAGTCAACTAATGGAACGCTAACACCATTATCTGTAGATCCTGAGGTTCCTACTTGGAATCTAATACCAGCAGAAGCACTTGCTTCTACATTTGTACCATCAAATGTGGTTATACCTTGTATTTGGTTATATAATGAATCAGAAGCGGATATAAATGATCCTGAAATTTCCTCACTAATTGCACTAGCTATAGCATCCGCGGTAGCATATTCAAATCCTTCTGAAGAAGTATTAAATGTTACTAATGAGTGTACTGCAGTATTTTCTGTTAAAGAAGCAGTAATTGAGGAACCTGTGATCTTTAAATCACCACCTGAAATAAATAACTTTACATTTTTTAATCTTCCTCTTTCTCTTTCATTATTAGAAGTAAGTGCACCTGCAATATAATCACCTCCATTAGCTATATTAGCACCGATACCAACTTTAGAACCAGATACCATAAAGGCAAATTCACTTAATGCACCTAGGGTTCTAGGATCATTTATATCTTGTTTTTGGCTAATTACAAAAGTAGCATCTTTTGAAGGGTGGACTGAGCCACCAAGCATTTCTGCACTATATCCTATATTTAAATTACTACCGCTATTATTAAAAGCGTATACTAATTTTTCATCACTACCACCAGCATTGATGGTAGACATTACCATCATTTTATTACCACCCGCCTCAAATCTAAATGAATTTTGTCCGTCAAATCCTATAGAAGTATCTGAATCTCCATTGTGGATTAATTTATCGTCAACTGTAACTGTATTAAATACAACGTCAGATGTTATTTTTAAAGCTTGAGGTGCAATAAACGATATAGAATGAGTAGTATCAGTACCCGGGGTAATTGAAAAATTAAAGCCCTGATCTGAAGAAGTAGTAAATAATAACTTATCAGAATCTCCTATTGTACCAGCAGTATCAATAACAGCAAATCCATGGTTACCACCAACAACTTTACTACCCTTGATACCAAATAATTGTTGAGCACCTTCTAAACTTCCTTGGGATATTGCGGTAACACTTCCTGAATGGTCAACAGTAAGAACGGTTGATGTAGCTGCCATATTTGCAGGCAGTCCACCTATACCTGTTAATTGTAATTGGGATCCTGATATTAAATTTACATCTATATTAGACCCGGATACTAGTACTTTTTTCCAGTTTGCCATGTGTTATTTATTTTGTATCAATGATAAATATATAAAAATTTATAAAAATTAGTTATGTTCCTGAAACTGTTACTTTGCTTTTAATTCTAGGGACCATCATAAGGGTTGGAGTTAAAGTACTACCACCATTATCAAAGCTAGCAGTGTTTATTTCATAACATCCATCACTAATTGTACTACCTAAAGGAGCGTAAAAACCTATAGAAGCTGTAGATTGAAGTAATGGATCAGCATGTACCGGTGATCCTAAAGTTTTATGATCTTGGCCATGTAAAAATCTACTTCCTGTATGGGATCCACTAGGTCCATTAGTTCCTCCTGCAGCGTAGAATAACGTTCTAATATCTGAAGAAGAGGTAGTTTCTGTTATTATTACTCTTCTAGCGGCTGATGAGGAAGTAGCAGCAGAATTAGGAGTATCAGCATAATATCTAAATGAGCCGCTTGCTACAACAGTTCCAAAAGGATAAATTATATATTCTCTACGTGGTAAAAGATCATCATATGTGGAAGCTAAGCTTCCTGAGTCTCCATCTCCTCCAACTCTACCTTTTATAAGGTTTCTAGTATAAGTACCAGCAGCAGTGTCTGATCCATTAATATTTACTTGGGTACCGCTGGTACTACCACCAATACCACAAATACTACCTGAAGGTGATCCTGTTGCGCTTGTATCTACTCCTAATATACCATTAATTGAAGCTAAAGAACTAGTAACTAAACATCTATTTGTAGTATTACCTGCTCTATTAGTAAATTTATGTTGGAATTTAGGAATAAAAGTAGCTGTTCTTAAGGTGTGTGCTTCACCCCCAGGGTTAAAGGCTAGTTCTAAATTAGTAACAAAATTTGAGTTACTAAAATCAAAGGTCATATCATAACCAGTTGCTGGGTCAATACCACTAAATGAAGAGGTTAACCCATCCGGGGTAAAAGTATTTAAAGAAGCAGTAGCAGAACCCACAAATCCTTCTACACTACCTGTATAAAATTCTTCTACTAGGTAATTAAATATGGTATTATCTCCTATACTATTAAATCGGCTAGCAAAAGATTTACTAATTTGAAGGTATGAATCTGGTAAAAAATTATTTTTAATATGTGAATTTTCACCTATAAGGCTATCTTGGATATCTTTTTTTCTAAAAGGTACATATACTAAACCAGATAAAGGTTCTCTAAATACCCCACCTCCAGATCCCGTAACTACTTTAGTTAGATCTACAAATTTAGCTTGATCACCATTATCTAATCTAGCAGGAATTTTACTTATGCTTGATGTTTCAAATAAAACACCATCGATTCTATTGTCACTAGAAGCAGCAAAAGAAGCAGAAAGGTTAGCATTATTTCCTAGATAACCTGCCTCCGTTTTAGGATCATTAAATTTAGCCATTTTCGTTATCTAAATAAGTTTGTATTTCTTTTTGTAGCTTATAAGCTATGTTATATACCATTTGTACATCTTTTCCACTAAAATCTGATTTAGCAATTAACGATAATAAATATCGAGATTCTTCTAATTCAAAAAAATTAGAAGGAGCATTGTCAGAAGAGACATCACTAGTAGGAGTTGAAGGTGAAACTGTTTTACCTTTTAATTTGTTTTTTAAGTCACTAAACGAAGCCATATTTTTATATATAAATATTAATCAATTCCCAAATAAAGTTCATTATTTTGTATAAGTAATCCTCCTGCTACAGGAGCGGGTAAGCTATTAAAATTTTTAAAAACTAATACTCCATCATTATTTACTTTTAAAATATCATTGCCTGAGTCTTGTATTAAAAATAAATCTGAATTAATGTTAGGATTACTAGCGTCTCTATCAAAGTTTAAGTGGACATAACCAGTAACTTCTACATCTCTATTTGATTTTATAACTTCACCAATAATTTGCCAATCATCATCTATCCCTGTATTAGTAGTATTAGTATTTATATTTGTAGTAGAACCACCTGTGCTTTTAACTGGAGCTCCTCTTAAAACTTTAGATCTAGTACTTGGTTCTTCTATAACTGTGGTAGCTTGGTTTAATACTATTTGGGCTTTACTAAAGTATCTAGTGTTTTGTTCTTTTAGTTTTTTCTGGACATTATCAGGAACTACATACCCTTGCAATTTTAAAGTAAAGTTAGCTCTTACTATTCTTCCATCATCACTACTTAATTCATTTATATTGTTAAATGAATCTATCATAGCCATAAACTTAAACCTTTCGGGATCCCCCCAATAAGCATCAGAAGAATAGTTTATAGCTTCAATAATTTTATTTAGTTGAGAAATATAATCAGTCCATATAATACCACTATAAGTTAAGTTAATATAGTCAGGGATTACTACGGCATTAAATTCTTTTTTAGGAATCCTATTATTTAATAAAGAAAACCTATCATACTGGTTTTTTCTAGTATATTTTTCTTGTTGGGTAATATAAAGTTGTGGATTATTAGCATCTAGTTTATTACCTAAATCTCTACGTTTTTCAATAGACTCTCTTTTAAGCATTACTAAAGGAGTCTGTATTTTTTGGTTTTTATCTCTATAAAAACCATCTTTTTGAGCTAATTTCCATCTTTCACCTGAACCATATATTACAGGAACATCTACTAAATCTCCATTAGATAATACAGTAGGTTTTATAACATTTTCAAAATAATAAAATATTGCTTCATCAATATCTTGGAGACCTAGATGAAACCCACTGTTAGAAGTAGAATCATCTTTACTGATAATATTAGCTCTATTAATATTAGGTCTATTATCAGGTGCTAAATCAATAGCAGGAATATCTGGAAGGCCTCCTAGATCTACAGCATTATCAATTATCTTTTGTTGAGATAATTCATATTGCCTAGAGATTTTTGGTTTTTTTGCTATTTTATTAGCCATTAGCTATAAAGTTGATTTCGTGGGTTAGCATCAGTCCGTTCAACCTTTTCGGTCGTAGGATAAATATTACTTCTAAGAGGAACTGTTTTTAATTGTTCTACTCTTAATTTACTTCCTTTGCATATTATAGAAATAGAAACACCAAAATCATCAGTATCATTATTCATGGAGTAGTCTGGGTTTTTTCCTGTAAAGAATTGGTTTTCGATTAAGCTATTAAATTCAAAATAATCATTATTATATAATACTATATCACCTACTTCAGGAACTAAATTTTTATCTACTAAATCATCTCTTAAAAATCTAAAAGTCATTTGTTGTGTAGAATCTGGACCAAAATCTGTTTCGTTCCATGCTTGGTCTTCTCTTTCAATTAAACAAGGAACTAACATAGGCTCATAATATACTTTATTTTCAGCTTCTCCATAAACGTTTGTATCAGAATCAGGTAATACAAATTTATAAAACCCAACTTCTTGTTGGATAATATCATTAATTAATTCCCTATTCATAGTTCTAAGTAGGGATATATCTCTTGCACCACCAAATAAAGGCATTATACTTTAGTTAAAGTTTCAGGTTTAAAAATTAAATGACGTAACCCTTTGATCCTCATTTCGGGATCACCTTTATCACTACTTAACATAGTAGTTTTTAAAAATTCTAAATCTTGTTTAGGATCTTTTCCAGCTGCAAACTTTAAAGTAGCAGTGTGGATTTCTTTTCCATCATTTCTAGCTCTGTTTTTTGCTTCTATTTCATCAGAAGTGTTAGCATTAATAATTGTGACTTTTCTAGTAGCTCTCATCCCATCAAGAATATCAGTAAAGTTAGCATCATTATCGGATACTATCACTACACTTACAGAATATATTTGTATAATTTCGTTTAATATGTCTTTTAATTTAACCATTAGTAAATATATATTGGATAGGGTACTTTATACATAACATCTTGTGTGTTTTGTGCTATTTGAGCATCTCTTTCAGTATATTTAGCTCTTGAGGATTCTTCAAGCATTAATTTTAATTCTTCTATAAGTGCTTGTTTTTCTGAAGCTGCTTCGCTTCTTAATTCACCTGCATTAGTAGTAACATCGGCACCCGGAATAGGAATTGATGAATATTTACCTCTTATACTAGCTAACATTTCTTTAGCAATAGCTAATGTGTATCTAAAAATCCATTGTCTACCTGGGGCATTTATAGTTTCATAAGAAATATTTGTATAAGGTACATTAGAAACATCTGTAACTAAATTAGTTGAAGTGTTTCTTACTGGGTTATTTCTACCATCTTTAACGACATAATCAAAGAATAATTTTTCGTCTCTTCTAGGTATAGGGAATAATTTTAAATTATTATTATTAGTTACTTCAAAGCTATAAGCAGATTTTCTAATTTGATCATTAAGTTCAATAGCTTGAACTTTTAAAGCATCATAATAAGTAGGCATTAACATAAAGTTTACACCAGGTGAATAATTACCAAACCCAAAGGTTTCCATTAATGATTGAATACCTGTACCTGTTCCAGCATATGGGTCAAAATACCTTACTATAGCAGCTGGAGCATAATGATATATTTTTTTAATTTCAATATTATTACCCGATTCACTTACATTTGTAAATAGATCTGTTAATGAATATCTTTGTTGTCCTGAAACTACATCTATACTACCTGTTTTATAATCTAAGTTACCTCCTGTACCTGCTTCAGTTCCATATTGTTCTGCAACAGATATTAAATTGCCTAAGTTAGGTTGTATATATTGGTTATTTAAATCATTTTCAGCGGGCGATCCATCTAAAGTACTCATATTTTCAATTATCTCGTATTGATAAAGGTATTGAGCATATGTTGTAATGGATTCTTCAAATGCTGTGTAGAAATTTACAGCTTGTAATTCTATATCTACTATAGGGTATCCTAATCTTTGAGCACACCAGGTTGATACTTTATCCGCATTGGTTTGAAATTCTGAATCAGAATCATAAAAACCAAATGGTGTAGGATTTGTAGTATTAGAAAATGATGAGGACCCGGGCCAAATAGTAATAGTTGCCATAAATACAGTATTTGGTTATAAATATAGACAGAGTTATTATCCTGCCGATATAAATAATAAATTATTTAATCCTAAACTACTACTTCTATAAACTACACCTTTTATATTAGGATCTGAAGTGGGCATAGTATCATAATTTAATTTTATTCGTTCAAACGAACCAGTTCCACTTGCACTTATATCACCTGAAGCTGTTATACTACCATTGAGAAAATTAACACTACCAGTATCACTATTACCTATTTCTACATTAGCTGTATCACCATCTAATGTTATAAGATTTTTATGAGTGTATGTGTGGAATTTATATCCTTGATCAGCACCAGTTCCCGTCCATTCTAACCAATCATATACAAAGCTAGTATGGTTAAAAGTTTGTAAATTTTCACCTGTTCGTAATCTAAAACCATCCCCTAACTGCCCACCCCCTAAATTAACTATTCTATTGCTTCCAGCTTCAATACTGAGAGCATTATTTACTTGAACTCCTCCAGTACCTGTTATTGATACGCTAGCGGTGCCATCTGATTTAAATTCATGTAGATGAGAATCGTATTCGGCTCCATATTGACTTAGTGTTATATCTAATTCAGCAACAGGGTGCCAATCACCTTCAAGTTTCAAATGAGGGCTACCTGCACCAGCTCCAGCTTCTGTATCTCCTTGTATATGTAAAATACCTGGATTGCTTGTAGATCCAATGTTTAGAGTAGTACCATCTGGATTAATGTTAGTAGCGAATATATCACTAATACTTGCACTTGTTCCATTAATAAACGAGAATGAAGCAGAAGGACTTACTAATCTACTATCAGTAATATTAAAAGTAAATCCATCTAATATAGATAACCTACCTCTATCATTACTAGCTATTACTACTTTGTGATCGTGTCCTAAAGAAGTTAAACCTCCTATATCTAATGAAGGTATAACTAATCCTTGACTTGCGCTTATAATACCTGATGCTGTTATACTTCCTTGTACTTCTATACCTTTTTTATCAAAAGTATGTGTAATTTCATCTGCTGTAAACTTCATGGTCATGTTTACATTAGAATCGTCTACTTTAAATTCAGTAAGACCTGTATCTATAGTACCTAATTGTACAAATCGATTTTGGGAATTTGCTTCAAATAAACTATATTGGGGGCCATATCCTTGAGGTTTATACGATATATTACTATCGTTAGCTTGAAAGTCTGAATAACTTTTAACTATAGAAGAATCAACCCAAGAAGCAAAAGTGTTAGATGTAGGGGTGGCTTGTTTTTTTATAAGATTTCCCCCTACATTATCAGAAAATAATGTTTCTGCTATTATATTTCCTGAAGCACTTATATCACCTGAGGCGCTTATATTTCTAATTAAAATATCAGGACCTATAAGACCACCGCTAGCACCAGGGTCTCCTTTAGGGCCCGGGGTATTAACCGTTATAACACGTGAAGAACCTTGAGTTACCGTTACTAGTGTACTATTAGTAGTAGTATTAATACTATTATTTACCTGTGAAGTTATAGTAACCTTATTATCGGTATTTGAAATAGTAATTTTATTAGCCATATTAAGGTGCTATAGTTACTTCTTTAGTTAGTGTAACATTTCCTTCTATTAATCGGGTAACAATACTACCAGATACAATTTCTAAATCATATATTGCTTTATTAAAATTAAAAGCAGCTGTACGTTCAGCATCTATAAATACTCCAATGGTACCAGAAGTAGGGGGGTTAATATCACTTGATCCACTAAAATTTAATCCAGTACCATCATCTTCTAAACTAGAAGATAAAGTAATAATAAGGGTAGAATTATTTATATTTTGGGGTCCCGGGAATTTATCCCTAATTTGCATTCTGCCTCTATAATCAGTTAAATCTATTTTATTATTATTGGAGTCAGTATATGCTATTTCAAAATCTACTGTTGATCCTTGTTCTATTACAAAGTTATATTTTCCAGCTGCCATAAGAGTATTTTATTATAAATATCAGTGATATCCATTTAACAACTCTAAAAGATTATCTATTGCGGCATGTCTATGGGAATCTGTTAATACTGTTTTAAATACAAAATCAGAATTTGCGAGTTTAGCCATATCATGGTAAGCAGAATGTTGTTTGTCTCTTAAATCTATCTGGTAAGAATCACCACAGAATATCATTTTACTATCTTTACCTAATCTACCAATACACATTGCTAATTGAGATTTAGTTAAATTTTGATATTCATCTACTATTACTACAGCATTATCAAATGTTCTGCCTCTAAAATGAGCTAATGATACTAACTCAATTTTTTCTTCTTTTTCCATTTTTTCTAAAATATCAGGTTTATTATAAACCTTACGCATATTAGAACGAATAGGTACTAACCATGGTTCCATTTTTTCACGTTCGGACCCTGGAAGGAATCCATTATCTTCAGTTGAAATAGTAGGCCTAGTAATAATAATTTTATTAAATTGTCTTTTAAATACTTGATCTAAAGCTACTTGTACTGCTAATAATGTTTTACCACTACCTGCTTTACCAACTACAAAATTAAATGGGTGCTTTAAAATTTCAGTTTTAGCAGCTTTTTGTTCTTCTGATAAAGATATTGAGAACCTAATATTACCCTTAGGTGGGGTTTTTTCAATATTTTGTTTAGCCATTATGAATGGATTAAAAACGTTTGTCAGTTATAAATATAAAAAAAAGAGCCGCTTGCGCGGCTCTTTCTAAAAGTATATGTAATTTAGTTATTACGCTGCGTATGTTACTGCGATTGTACCTCCAGTTGTTCTTAAACAACCTTTAATAGTTAGTTCATCTGTATCTGCACCTGGGTTTAAATAAATAAATGATCCAGGAAGAATTGTAGTATCACCAGTAGCGGTTAAAATAATGTTTTGGTGACCGTCTGTTGTAGCTCCTTGTCTATCAAATACATTTGTATTATTACCTGATACAATAAACTCACATGCTGCCGCTAAGTGTTCATTATTTGCATGGGTTTCAACATCTAAATTGTGACCGTTTTCAATAACATAATCATTAAATAAAATTAATGCCATGTCTTGATCTGATGCTAAATCACCCTGGCCGGTTAATGCTACGTTTGCTGCTGTGCGGCCAGATACAGTTATTACAGATTTTGCTGGGGGAATAAATTCAGTTGTACCAGTTGCAATATCTGTCATGTCAAGGAGTTTACCATTAACGGATGTTAAACCAAATATTTGTTCAGCTTGAGCAGCAGTTACAGCGGTTCCTTGTCTTGCTAGTCTACCTAAAGCTAAAGACATTTTAAATAATGTATTTGTTGGTGTTAATACATCTAACATATGAATGTCAGTTGTATGGTCTCCAGCTGCTAGTGTAGCACCTCCAAAGTTTTGAATCCAGGTTGGATTTAATCCTAAAGTTAAACACTCAGGTAAACATAAAGAGGTATTTAACTTAAAATTAGGATTATCTACAAAATTTAAATCTTGCTTAGTTATAGTACTATCTACTAAACTTCTTATTATATTTCGGGGTGATTCAACTCCCGCATTAAGGTCATCACTTAATTGTGTTTGGGTTTTTTGGGCCATAGTTAAAATGATTTTTTAAGGTTTCTATTAATAAATATAAAAAAGGGCCGCTTACGCGGCCCTTTCTTAAAAAGAATAATAACTCCTATTACACGTTTTGTAAATCGTGGCAGAATACCTTACCGTAGAAGTCAGGTCTTACCATCTTCTTAGCGTAACGAGTCATGATACCCTTTCTTGGAGTGAAGGATACCGGATCGTACACAAGAGGAGTCATAATTAACGGAATATACGGAGCAAATACAGCACCTGTTTCAAGGAACTGGTTACCCTTATAACCCATTAAGATTACATTTTCAGTAATGTATGGGTTCTTGTAAACCGTGTATCTAGAGTTGATAGCACCGATTTTCTGAACACCCATAGCGTACTTGTTTTGATCGCCAGGAGAATCAGCAGCGAATCCAGGAATTGATTCAAGGATTGTGCTAATTTTTGGTGAAACAACAAGGAAGTTAGCACCACCACGAAGAGTTTTCTGGTGGATTGTGTTGCTAACAGATTGAAGTTTAACACCTAAAGTCTGGAACCAAGACATCTTAGTATAGTACTGATCGCTTGCGGAAGTAGTTGAGCCAGAGTCATCTACTTCTTTACCAACTTGGGCACTCCAGTGGTTAGTAGTATCAGCATTTCTGATAAGTAAATCAAGTACTTCAAGATCAATTTCCATTGAAATATATTCAGAAAGAATAGACGTTAATTCAGCTTCAGCATCAATACTGTGGTAAGCATTTAAATCCTGAGCGAATTCTGGTGTCCATTGAGCCTTTAACTTACGAGTTTTCGCAGTTACAGTTTCACTTCTTAACTGAACATTAATTTCTGGGATGTCCATAGTTGAGACATTTCCTCCACCAGCAAATCCTGAAGAAACACCTGATCTACCTTCCTCGAAATCGCCTCTATCATCAAGGTTATCGGGACCTTGTTGGAAGAGAATTTTAAGATCTTGACCTTGGGTTGCTGCAGAAGCTGACACAATAAAGGTAATAGTTCCTGAAGTAGAAGTACCAGTAACTTTAGTAAACTCGTTGTAAACAGTATTAATGTTTGAACCACTAATAGTAAATGCTCTAGCACCTTCTAAATCAACGTTATCTAAGTCTTGAGTACGAACGGTAATCTTTTGGTAAGCACCAGAACCTGTGTTAGCTAAAAATTCGCCATTAAAGTTTACATCTTCCATAACAACGGAACCTGTAGTGTACTGGTTTTCACCAACAGCATTTAACGCTACGTTAGTAACTGCTTGAGACTGTTCGTTAATAGAGTAACCAAATCTACCAGCACCATATAAACCTTTACCTGCTTGGGTAATACCACCTCCTGTAGGGATGTCATTGGTTTTTAAATCGGCAGCAGCACCATATAAACTCTGATTAACTGGTTGTAGCTTATTGTTAGAGTCAGTAGGTGCACCAGTACCATATTGGAAGTCAAGGTAGAAGATAAGGCCTGAAGGGAGGTTCATTGGCTGAACAGACACAAGGTCTTTAGCAACGATTTCTCCAAATACTCTTCTTACAAGTGGAAGAGCAACACCAGCCCAAGCTTCACTATTTGAACCATTTGTGATACTAGTAGTAGTACCTGTTTGGCTGGCTTCTTGGACTAATTGTCTAGCCTGATTTTCAAGAAGAACAGCCATGTTTGCTTTTTCGCTCTCGTGGCCATTAAGACCTTCTAAGAGACCGGATTTTTCCCATTTGCCTGCCAACTTAGCAGATTCAGCCTGCTGATGTTGGAGCGGGGAAGCACCCTCTAATAATGTATTAACATTCATGTTTTCTAATATTATTTATTAATGTTTGCAAGTTTTTGGAATCTTGACACTGTCTCGTCAACGGATTCCGTTATAACCTTTTTAGGAGCAGTTCCAGCAGCTTTAGAAGCACGTCCTAAACCTTCTTTAATTGCTCTTTTTTCTACACCTGTAAAGTTAAATGATTCTTGAAGTGTTTCAAATACCAATTTAGCTTCACTAGTTGTAGCAGATTTGTCTAATGCATCAATTACTTTAACTTTTTGGGCTTCAGTAAGTGCATTAGCTCTGAATAGTTTGTTGCAGTAGAGGAGTTTACTGTTAAGAAGATTCATTTCTGAAATGGTTTCTTTAAGAGAAGCAACGGTAGCAAGGGCTTCTTCAAGGTCTTTTTCAGCCTTTTTCTTACCTTCTTTTACGTCATCATCGTCTTTTTTCTTACCTTCTTTCATGTCATCATCGTCCTTCTTTTTACCTTCTTCGATTTCAGATTCGATTTCAGCAATTAAAGCATCAATGTCGATGTTTTCATCAAGATCGTCTACACCTTCACTTCTACGGGCAGCGCCAGCACCGCTAGCCATGCCTTCTAAAGCTTTGTAAACGGATTCCATTTTACCAGAAAGTTTACCAGCACGACCTTTAGATAAGATAGCTTCAATACCACCCGCGGCAGCAATTATACTAGCAACAGTAGCTAAGCCAGCAAGTTCATTGACTTCACCTTCTTTAAGATCATCGTCATCCTTCTTCTTACCTTCTTTCATGTCGTCGTCGTCTTTTTTCTTACCTTCTTTCATGTCGTCGTCGTCTTTTTTCTTACCTTCTTTCATGTCATCATCGTCTTTCTTTTTGCCTTCTTTCATGTCATCGTCTTCATCATATGACATTTCTTCAAGCTCAGCCATGAGTTCATCAAGGTTAATTTCTTCGTCAACTTCATCTTCGTGATAAGCTTCATCAACATCGTCTTCATCATAAGACATCTCATCTACTTTATCGTCCTCATCATAAGACATACCTTCAGACTTTTCGTCTTCATCATATGTCTCTTCGAGTTCGACATCTTCTTCTAACTCTTCTGCTAACCGAGCAGAGAGCATGTTTTTAATTTTAGAGTCAAACGCTTCTTCTAATGCCATTTTAGCATTTTGTAAAGCGACTTCTCTAACAGCTTTCGCATCAGCGATTGCCTCTTTTAATAATTCAGCCATTTTTTTAAATTGTTTTTTAGGCCTCCAGTAAATAAAATACGGGAAATAGAGATTTTAGTATCTCTAATAGGGATTTGTTTTTAAAATCCAGGGACGTTATTTTAATATAACGTATGCTTTTTCTAGAAATAAATATAAAAAAAATTTGGAAAACCAAAAATTTTATTGTATCTTTAGGGAAAACTATTTGTATTATGAATCCATTTGAATTATTAGCAGTAGCATTTATTGAAGATATTACTAATCTTCGAACAGTATGTACTTATTTCTTAATAGGGGTTATAGTAGCTGCTTTACTTGAAAGAGCTATTGAAAAAGCAGGATACCCTATGGAGTGGTCAGACAGATTTTGGGTTATACTAGGGTGGCCTTTAGCATCAGCTATTTTTATTTATAGCTTTATTAAAGGATACCTTGGTAAGGATTAACACTTACACATTCCTGTATTATCACAGATTATATCTCTAATAATACTATTAACTTTAATATAGTCTGTTGTGGAGGTATTTACTCCCTCATTCATAGGAGCCATATAAGCACCCGGAGTAGAAGGTGTTGAAACAAAATCAAAGCATAGAAGATCAAAATCTTCTTGTACCATTAATACACCATCAGCATTTTCTTCTACTGAACCCATACCTCTAGAAGATATACCAACTGTAACTCCACAACGAAATAATTCTTTTAAAATATTTCCCGCAGGGGTAGTTAATATTTCTACTACTCCATGTACATCGTTTCCCTTCATAGTAACTTCTACTATATTATGAGATACGTTATTTAAATTAATAACAGAAGAGTCTGGGTGATCTAATTCACCCAGGGCTCTTTTTTCTCTAACAGGACCATCAATATATTTTTTAATTTCTCTTTCGAGAATTTTTTGCTCATAGATTCTACCATTATGGTTTTTAACACCAGCTCTTTGTATAATACCACCTACTCTTAAAGGTTTATTTTCTTTAATAGATTGTTCAACTAAAAGTTTATCTACTTTAAACGGTATATGTTCTATAAGTAATTGTTTCATCTTCCTTGGCCTCTATTCAGTTTTCTATAGTTTTTAGAGTTTTTATGGTTACTATGCTTAGTTTTAGCATGGATACCGGGTCTATTTACTTTATTATCTTTTTTATTAAAATCGAATGCGCTAATTTTTCTTGCCATAACTTATTTATTTTACTTCTTTATATCCCATATAACCCCTTCTTTTTTTTCTTTTATTATTTCCGAATGCTCTAGGTGTAGCATAAGCTTCGCTATTACCAGTAGTAATAGAAGCACCAGTGCCGGTAGTTGAGCCTTCTTCGATTTCCGTTTTAATAAGTTCACGGATAAGGGATTTAAGTTCTTCTATATTCATGCTTGTGCAGTTCTTAATTCATTAACTAATGAATAGTAATTTAATAAATTAATTACATTATCATCATGTACCGATGATTTTTTACAAAGAGGTTTAATTAAATTTTTTACCTCTGTTAATTTTATTTTAGTAACTTGATCTGTGTTTTTAGATAAAGTTTCTAATTCTTCTTTAATAGTTTTAATTTCTTTATTTAAAAAAGCTTTAAGTTTAGGACTATTAGAAACATTATAAACATATTCTTTTAATAAACGTTTTTGATTATCCCCTAACCCAGAATATTTTTCATTAAACTTTTCCATTAACATTTTATATGTTAATGCTCTAGTTTCTTTATCAAATTTTTCATATTCTTCCATAACCATTTCTTTTTTAGGTTTATTAGGAAGATTTTTATTAGTAATATGTTCTAATATAGCTACTTTAGAGTCTACTACAGACATAGGATTAGCATTTTTATTCTCTAATAAATTATATATGCTAGCATATATTTTATAATTAGGAATTTTTGCTTTAAAAAAGTCCTCTATATTATAAGTATCTTTTATTTCTCTAACTAAATTATATCTTTCTCTCCTTAAAGTAGATTTATTTAATTTATTGTGTGCATCAACTAAAGTTTCTAACAACACAGTAGCGTTTGCTTCTTTATTAAACTTTTTATTAAGAAGAGCGTGATATATTTGATATTCTTTTAGTAAATTAGAATTATTACTAAAAAACTTTTTTAAAATACCTACAGCTTTAGGGGAAGAATTTGAAATAGTCTCCGAAGTAATTTGCCTCGTTAATAATTCAAATAATATTCCCGTATTTTTGTACTTGGAATGCTTAGGTTTCATGTAATAAATATATTTATTCCTATATAAATATGTAGAGAGTCCTGAAAATTACTCTTTTATAATGTTTTCTTCATCTAATAAAGAAGATTTATTCTTTTCATTTAGTATTTGTTTACCACTAATTCTATTTAAAGATAATTTTTTAAGAATTCTAGAATTTTCTTCTAAAGCAAACGTAGAGACATTATTAGTTCTATCCGGGGTATCATCTGCTGTTAAACCGGCTTTACCTAAAGGATCTCTACCCATATTAGCTTGGTCTGTATCATATCTACTAAGTTTTTGTTTAGGACGCCCTGGCTCATTTTCATCGTACCCATCAGGAATATCTTTAATGGTTTTATCTCTTTTAGTAGAATATAAATTAGCTAAATCATGTGGTGTGCCATATGATTCACCTGATTCAATAGGATCATTACCTTCGTTTTCTATTTGGTTTAATCTAAATATGTGGGCGGCATCATCTAAAGATCTATTTTTTTCGTGATCGATTTCTTGTTCCGAAAGATTAAATATGTTTTTGTAAACAAAATCACTGCTTAAGATTTTTTTATCTGAAATAGAATTGGCTAGTTCAACTTTAGCTTTATATAATTCAGTTTTTTCTTGTTCAAATACAATTGACGGGCCTGTTAGTTCTAATTCAAAATCTACTAAGTCAGCATCAGTAAACCCTTGAGTATATAAATGGACTAAAGCTATTTTATGTAATTCAGACACAATAGTTCTCTGTAAGCGTTCAATTGTACGTGCAAAACGAATATCCATAGCAGCTAGTGTTGATTTACCTTCAAGATTTTCATCGTACCCTAAGAAAGCTTTAGGAATTTTAAGGGCAGCTAACATTCGATTTTTTAAGTATTCAATATCAGTTGTGCCATCATAATCAAGACCTTTTGTGGTTTCGATTTTAGTTGATGAATCATTACCTCTGACTGGAATATAAAAATCTTCAGTCATGTTTTGAATATTAAATTTTAGATTATAGTCACCTGTTTGTTGATCAACATACGGGGTTTTTTTCATCTGGCGAACGGTTTTTTCCATAAATGAATCAATTTCATTAGGAGGAATACCGCCTACATTCATATAAAATATTCTTTTTTCTGGGGCGCGCATAATTCTATGAATAAGCATTGCATCCTCCATCAAGATTAATTGCTTAAATACTTTACGAGCTGGTTCAAGATAGGATCTACCATATGGAAGATAAGCAGCGTCTGATAATAACCTAAAATGGGCTACTTCGTAATTTTCAAGTTTCATCTGATCACTTCTTCTAGCGCTATATGTGTTAGATTGTGATAAACCATTAGGGTCAAGTATAAATTGAACATAACTTGGGTTTTCGGGATCCATACCTTCTTCTCTTACTACTTGATAAACAGAAAGAGGTAAAACATTATAAACACCAAACTTTTCTGAGATTTGTAAGTGTAAATAAAAATCGCCATATTTACACATCTGACGAACCCAAGAAGGTAAATTAAATTCTACATTTAACACATCATAAAATAAATTATGGAGTACACGTTTAACGTTTTCATTAGATGATTTAATAGTTAATACATCTCCATACTCATTTTTAAGAGTTGCTTCTTCTGAAATAATATCAAGTGCTGGAGCAATTAATGAATCATAATCCATTGCCTCATAATCGCTATAAAGCTGGAGGCGCATAGATGAATAATTAAGAGTAGGGTTATATTGTAGAGAAGAACCTACTGGTCTATGTAATCGAGTAAATCTATCATAAAGTGAATTAGATTCTAAGTTGCCGTATTTTTGAATACGATCAACATCCATTACTTTTAATTGTTTCCCACCAACGTTTCTTATGATAACATCATTAGAAAATAATCTTCGTAATCGTGTAAATAAGCTAGTATCTGCCATATTAATGGTTTATTATGTGTGTATAAATATTTAATCTAAAAGCCAAGACAAATCTTCATCTCTTCCTCCAATTTTCATTTTATATGCTTGTTTGGGGTCATTGATTTGGGTAGAACTAAAAAATGGATTATATGAAGCCTTAGTAGTATTTGCAAGCATAGCTCTAGTTAAGTCAACCCCGTGCTGAGCAAATTTTAGCGCAGTATCTCGCACGTAACACGCAGTAGCTATAGACATAATTAGGTCATCATTATACCCCGTTTGGGCTTCTGGTCGGCCATTTTTCCAAACAAAGGTTCTTAATTCATCTAATGTACGTCTTGATTGAATCTGTATACTTTGTTCTTTTACATATGCATCTAATTTAGCAATAGTTAATGGTCTTGTTCTAAGTGACATAGTAAAGCCTGGTACCATTTTAGATTTATCTATTAAATCATACCCTTTAGCAATGTATGCTTCAGCATCACGGGTAAATTTTTCATCTTTAGGACTATAATATAGGTTTTCATAACCCATATCAATTACTTCTTGTATAGCAGCCCACCCAATATTTGCATTTTCAATTACAAGTAATGCTTTATTATACTCAGTTGCTATATTATATAATATTCTACCAAAATCTTTAGTTGGTAAATGGTCTTTAAATTCAGCTACTTGCGTGCAATTTTCAATGTCTATAATATGAAATGCTGAATAGTCTTTAGAATCACCTCTAGCTACGTCAGCTACAACCATATATTGTCTTGTATAATCTGGGTATTCCCAAACCCATAAGCTGCTATTCATACCACGCTTTTCTAAGGGATCTTTTAACATTGTAGCTTCTATATGATTTATTATTTCAGGGGGAAATACTGTATCACCAGAGGTTGTAAAATCGCAATCACATTCTTGTGCCGCCATTCTATCTCCTAATTCATCATCTTGTTTATCTCTCCATTCCTGATTTCGTTCTGGGTGTACAGTCCAAGGTAATCTAATAGGTGTAAAACCACTAGTACCGTCTTGTGCTTTAGTCCATTGCCTATGAAACCAGTTACCAGTACCATTTGGTGTAGATAATATAATTGCTCTACCACCAGTAGCAAGTGTTTGTTGTGCTGAACCCCAAATCTCTTCAATTCTATTTTCCTCAATAAATGCAGCCTCATCAATTACCAGAAGTGAAATGGCTTCTGATCTACCAGCATCACCTGCTGCAGATACTGCTTTAATTTGAGACCCGTTTTTAAGTCGCAGTGATAGTCGGTTGTTTTCCATTGTAGGTAATTTTAACCAACTAGGTAACTGATCGTACATAAATCGTACTTTAGTTACTAGGTTTTTTGCTGTTTCCTGTTTTGTTGCTATTACAAGGATGTTTTTATCCTTTTGGAATAACATCATGTGTAAAGCTATACCTGCTGAAAGTGTTGAAATACCAAGCTGTCTTGATTTTAGGATTACTGACTTATCGTGTTTATTTAGTAGTCCTAATACTTTTTCTTGAAATGGGTATAGGTTAAACTGTGTTCTACCTCTTGTTGGGTGTTGAATCCAACAATATTTTTTCATAAAATAAACAGGATCGCTTGCTGATTTAACAAATTCCTGCTTTATAATTGCTTTAATGTCTGCCATCGTATATACGTAGCTAAAAAGAAAGGGGACCGAAGTCCCCTTAATTTTAATATATAATTGACTTAACCTTTAAGGTTAGCTAATTTTTGCATACGTTTAACTGATTCATTAAGTTCAAAGTTATCTTCTTCTAATTCAACTTCATCAATAGCAGCATCAATAGCATCTTCAGCTACAGGTGCTTCTTCGTCCATCACTTTGCCTTTTTCGTCTTCATCATAGTTTTTAGGTAAAGCCATTTTTTTCATTTTACCGTATTCTTTCTGAAGTTTGGCTTTAGCTCTTTCAAGTTCTTTAAGTTGCTTGCGAACTTCTTTAACAGCATTCTTATCCATCATGTCTCTAAACTCATTATCTTCATCAATACGAGTTAAACGACCTTCAGTTTCTTCGATCATTTCATCGATTGCTGCAAGTTTAGTTTCAAGGGCTGCTCTGCGTCCTTGGTTTTCGATTTCTTTCATCTTTTTAGCTAATGGATTTTTAGCTTCTTTGATTACTTTTTTAATGTATTTTTCTAATTCACTCATGGTGTTGTTGTTTTCTCTTAATCCTTTAATATTAAATCCTTCTGTTCCTGTAGCATATTTTGTACCTGGGTATATAGTAGTAACTATTTTCTGTATAAGCCTTGCGTCTCTTCTTTCTATAGGAACCATTTCAATGCCTGTATCAGTTTGTTTAGTTATACTTTTAGTAGTAATTCTATCAGGTTGAATATCATATCTAATTAAATAAGGCATGCTTCCTCCTGTAACAAGATTTTTCCCAGATGTAACATCAACTTGAATTTTAACACCCCCTACTCCAGCTTTTCCACCTCGAGTAGGTTTCATTGTACCATCCCTACCCATTACCATTGACAATCCGTCAAATTGCAATAATTCTATGTCTGTTATTTTACCAAATGAAAATTCTTGCCCTATAAAGTTTCTAAAAAAGGTATTAGACAAGTTTTCAGCACGTTTAACTTCGCCCCTTTCTAAGGCTTTATTAAAAGCGCTTGCAAAAGTTTTCATTGAGATTTCTGCTAATGGATCGCTTAGATCAATATTACCTCCTAAGCCTAAGGCATCTAAGTCAGCCATTGGATCATCTGACATATCAAATTCTGCGTCTCTTCTCTTTCTACCCCTAGTTTCAGGAGCATTTGGATCGCGAGTTGGTTCCATTGCTTTTTTAAGTTGAGAAGTTAATGTGATTAAACCTTTCATTTCAAGCGCTTTTAAGAACTTATTTGCTTGAGCTGGGCTATTATATGAAGTAGCAGCAATTACATCCTTAGAAGTAAAGCCCTCAGGCTTAAGCATTGCTGTAGCTAGGGTTTTCATTTCTTCAGGTGTAAAACGCTTTTTAGGGCGCTTTTGTCCTGGTGATTTATATGTTTTTAAAACATCGTTTACACGTTGCATAAATTGAAGAACATCTTTCATGCTAGCTTCTTGGCTAAGCTTAAAAACATTAGATGTACGAGCCATTTCTTCTAAACCTTCTTCTTCTACAAAGTTAGGTTTACCAAATATAGCATCTTGTTCATCATTAAAATCTCTTGCCATTTCCATTTCATCCTCGAGAGAAAAATCATCTTCTTCGGGACGTGAATCTGCGGCTAATTGCTCAGGGGAAGCCATTTCATTCATAACAGCTTCGATTTCTTCAAGTATAATTTGCTTGATTTCGTTTTTATTCATTTTGCAAAATATTGTTGTTAACAATAATAAATATATAAAACTTAATCAGGCAGCGTATAATCTAAAGCTTGTATTAAAAATATAGTACTTAACACACCAGCAGCTACATTTACTCCAGGTTTGTTATACCATTTATCCTGTGAATCTATATAATTTAAATGTAGTTTAATTTGTTCATTAAGTAAAATTATTTCTTGGTTTTTGTAATCTATAACTAAACTATCTTGTTCAATTAAAAGTTCATATAGTTTAATAGTACGTTCAAGTTCGGTAATTAATACAGCTTTAGCCGAATCTTGTATTTCAAGGGTATCAAGGGCAAGAAAAAATTGCTCTAACTCATCCGCAGGGATTTTTAAAGTATCTTGTTGGGCGTAAAAAATACTAGATAAACCTAAAAATAAAATTAATAATAAGTTTTTCATTTTTTTCTTCTATACTTTTTTTTAAAATCACCTGTTACTTTTTTAGCATTGCTAGTGTTTTTAACCTGTGTTTTAGCTTTAACAACTTTTTTCTTTTGAGTATTAACTGCTTTTTTAGTTTCGGCACGTTGTGCTTCTACTTTTTTAGTTTTAGCTCGTACAGTTTTAATTTTATTTTGGTTTTCTTTAACCTTTTTATCGTGCTCTTTTTTCTTTTGTGTAGAAGCTATTGCAGCGGCACCTCCTAATACTGCGAATAGCCCTAATATCCATTTCCAAATTTTCATGATTAAAATTTTACTATGTTTAATATTTGTTCGATTCGTTCTTCCGTAGAACCTTTAATTGTTGTATAAAAACGACGATGTTTTTTTAATAAATTTTGTATACATACGTCAATTTCATTTCTATATTCTAAATTAGTTTCTCTTACACCATTATCTTCCATATCCATACCTTCTGGAGAGATATAAAACATATAATCATATTGATAGATAAAACGTTTAGCATATTCCTCAAAAGCATCCCCATCTATTATACTAGTTTTTTTAGCACATTTAGTAAATGCCATAACATCTATAATAGTTCTATCTGTAACTATATTAGGCTGCATTAACTCACTTACACGTTCAGCGAGAAATATTGTTTGCCCCTCTATAGTTGTTTCATGATTAAGAGGTATGCCTAAAGAATTAAGATATGCACTGCGTTCGGTAGCAAATTTATAATTTTTTAATTCAGGGATTTCCTGAAGTGCTTTTACTAATGTAGTTTTACCTACACTCATTGTTCCACAAAAACCTATTTTCATTATCCTGCGTTTCTTCCTTTAAATCTTGGGTCTTTATACCAGGGCAAACCCTTACCACTACGTTTTCTATCTTTCCACTCTTCTTCTGAATATTGGATACCATAAATATAATATTCTCTTTTACGTTTATCACCCCCAGGTATAAGAGCTGGACCATCCCAATTATGAAGTTTATTATCCCATATATAAGCTATAGTACCATCTGGTGAAACTAATTTTCTAGATTTAGGGAAATCTTCTACACCACGAAGTCTATTTTGTTCTTCAATAGCCCGAGCTTCTTTAAATTTTTTATTTTCTTTACTCATTATTTATAACTTCTAACTTCGTCTAAAATATCTAATTTTCTAACCTTTAAAATTGATTCTGCAACATATGTACCTTGTGCCCCACTTACTGTAATACCCCTTGCTGAGAGAGCATCGCCTACAAAGTGGACATTTGGTACTGTTTTAAGTGATAGGTTATTATAATCTACAAGTGGTTCTGGTGATAGATATTTTACTTCGGGCATATAAACACCCCAATCATTACCTAATGTAGGGAATACTTTGGTCATATCTTCAATAAAATCCTCAATATAAACAGCATTATTACCAATAGCATCATATAATGGATCTAAACTATTCACAATTTCAGTTTTAACATACTCACCCTCACTTGTTTTAGATGGTACTCTATGGCTAGGCGAGTAATAAGTACCTGTACCATTAACTTGAAGTTTTTTAACTGCTTCACGTGACCAATCAAATGGTTTATCTATACCTCTAATCTCCATTAAAATGCCAAAATTAGTCATATCATTGCGATATGCTTTATCCTTTTTAGCATGGCCGTTATAGCTGTGATCACCATATGTTTCTTCTACAGCTACATAAGCAGCATTATTATTAGTACAGAACGACCTTAATGATACACCTTTATCTTCAAACTTACGGTATAATTTAAAATCGTAACTAATATCAATTAGTTTTTGGAAGTGTTTTTGTGGTGCTTCAAAACGTACACCAATTTGTACTGGTTTTGCTTCAGTTGGTAATTCATAATGTTCTGCTAAACGCTTACCAAAATCAATACCCGACTTACCTACACCAAAAATTAAACGATTATAACCAAGAGTACCTCCACCTTTACGATCTTTATTAACATATTCAAAGGCAACTCTATTATCTTCAAAAAATACCTTAGATACTTTAGTATTCCAATGGAAATTAACACCCTTATCACATAAGAAATCATACCAATTCTTACCAATTTCATGGAGGTAATCAGTACCTACGTGCCATACTGGAAATAAACGTAGCCCAAAATATGGTTTAATAAAATCAGGTTCTGCAACCGGATTTGAACATTGTACCGCTTCTGGTTTAGGATGGAATCGTTTAAAATTCTCAATTACTTCGCTAAATAACGACATAGCTTTGTCTTCACCACAATATTTGGACATATGCCCCCCAATTGAAGTATGATACGTTAACTTACCGTCACTCCAACCTCCTGCGCCCATAAACCCAGTCATTACTTCTTCTGGTTTACGCTTATATGGATCATTACCCATATCAATAATGGTAATCAAATCACCAGGATAACCATTATCTACTAATTTAGTTGCAGCGTTTACGCCCGCTACACCGGCTCCGATTATTACTATTTTTTCCATTGCTTAATCTTAACTATTAAATATACGAAAATAAAGTGTGGCCTCCAAATGGAGGCCACAGCTCTCAGTTCTAATTTTTTCGACTGGCTATGAATCAGTCTATACGTTGTTACATATATTATTCTTGTTGATACTTAAAATTATCTTCAAAATCTCTCATTAATAAATTTCCTTGTAAATATGCTTCTTTTTCCATTTTGCGAAGATGTTCGTCGTTTTGGGCATATTGGGGATCGCTTGAGTCCCCTAAGTGTAAATCACCCCTTTCATTTTGAACGTGGTGGATTAATTCATGAGCAAATGATCTAAGTATATCTTTAGGATGACGTCCTGTAATATATAATACTATTTTTAATTCAGAAGGATCATAATAAGCAGTACGACCTAAAGTCATTGCCCCATTTTCGGCATCTTTGCGGAGTATTACTATGGGGGTGTTTCGGATATTGAATTTTTTACACCCGTCCTTATAAATACCCATTAGGGCTTGTTTAAATTCTGGATTATTATTCATTATACTTCGGGTTCATCTACTGGTTCGTCTGCGGGTTCTGCAGCAGGTGTGTCTGGTTCAGCTGCTGATATATCTGTTTCAGTTTCTTCATCGTCTTTTTTAATGCTACCTTTTTGCATTAATTTTTCAAGCTCATATTTTGCGCCCTTAATGTCATCTGTTCTATCTAAATCAAATAAAATACGATTAATATCAGCTTGCATATATTCACCATTATCAATTAAATTAAATGATTGGCCATTGTCTAAAAAACATTTAAAAACTGGTTTTGGTGCTTTAATAATTTTAACATCAACTACAGCTGAAGGAGGAATACCTAAAGTATCTTGTCCTAAAGCACTATGTGCCCCAGGAGATAATTGGCGAAGTTGATATTCACGTTCCTCTCTTATTATTTGACGTATTTTACGTCTTAGCCGTTGTTCAGTTAATTTATTCATTTATTAGATACTATATCTGGTTTTCTACCTTGTGCTGATCTTTTTTTACCTTTACCTGGTCTAAAATCTTTTTTCTGTTTACCTCCTACTCCTTTTATTTGTCCTTTACATACTTTAACTGCTCTAGCCATTAAAAACGGATTATGTTTTTCACCTTGTCGTTTTCTTTTAGCTATATAAGCATATCCTCTTTTACATAGTGCTTCTTCTAAATATTGTCTAATATATTCTCTAATTAAGGGTTGCATTACATAAAATCACTTCTAGGGACATGTCCTACACCACCAGGACCAAAGTAACTATATAGCATATCACCATCATCAGTTAATTGATCTAATTCATCATCAGTTAATTTAGTACCATCCATAAATTCGGCATAAGTAAACATATTGTCTTCACCTTCTAAACTTCTAGGATCAACTTTTTTACCACTAATCATTGCTTCATTTACATTTTTAGTGCGTTGATAATCTAAATAATGGTAAACTGAAGACATATAATCAGAAGCTTTAGTTAGTTTAGCTTGGACCCATGACTCTAATTGTGTTTCATCATCAATCATATCACATAATGCTTTAGCATAATTTTTCATTTTAAGCATTTGTGATTTTGCCATTCCCCCCTCATAATCCATATTATCAGGACCTAAAAAGTTTGCTGTACGTTTAGGTGGTTCTGGAAGGGCTAGTTGTGTATCTTGAGGGACATCAGCTTCTTTAAATATAAGTGTAGTACCATCGATTTTAACTTCACCTTTATTATGAAGTTTAGCCATTAATTTTTTAGTAAGTTTGATTACATCTTCTTTAGACTTACCTTCCATCATGTGTTTTTGAATAAGGTGTTTTAAATCAACTTTAAATTGGGTATCAGGATCTATTTTAATATCATCCTTATCTTTATCTTTAGGAGCCTTATAGTTAAATTCTTCTTTTTTATCTTCTTTCATATCAGCTCGTGTAATAGGCTTACCAGATGGGTCTACTAAAGTTTTGCCTCCGGTTCCTTTAATTTGTTCTTTACTTTTAAGATTATTATTTTGTTTCATAATAGCTTCTTTTTCTTCTTTAGAAATAGAGGTTTTATCTAAAAAATCAAAAAATTCTTTTTCTTTTTTTTTATCTCCTTTAAAAGGACTTTCCTTCCCTGCTTCTAAATCCTTGATAGTGTTTTTTAAAAACGTTTTTTTATCATCAGGGATATCAGGTATATCAATAAGTTTATCAAGGGCATCTATAACTCCTGTAAGTTTAATTTTTTCTGAAGAGGTAAGTTTACTTAATCCCCTAGCTATAAATCCTCCTACGGCATCTAATCCTTTTAAAGCAACATTTTCATCCATAGGGGTAGAATCATCAAACTCTCCCGTATCTAAAAATATTAATCTTTTAGTTAATAGATTTTGAATAGAATCTTTTTGAGCTGGTTCTGCTTGTTCATATTCGGCTTTTAAACGTTGTACTACTTTATCGTTTGAATTAAGTTTACCTATTAATAATAAACTTGCAAGCATAGCAGCACCACCTAAAGCATTAGATAACTTACCTTCTTCAAGATCTTCTTTTTTAATGGTTTTTTTAGACTTTAAAAGAGCTTTAGCTATTGCCTTTCTTTTATTAGCTAAGTACTTATCAGTACTATTTACTTTTCCATCATTATTAATGTCATCGTCTTCTTTACCAACAGGGTCTAATTTTTTTTCACCAATGTTTACAACATCATCCTTATCTAATGATTCAGGATCAGGTGGCATGGCACCTTTTTTTATATTATATACTGCTTCGTCTAAAAAATCCATGTTATTATATTATTTTAAAGGACAAGCTGTTACTTTATTTGCCCAAACACCTGCTGCGACTAGGAAACCTAAGCCCCACCAAACATTAACTCCAAATAAACAACCAGCTCCTACCGCTAATACATATCCTCCATAACACTTTATATAGCACTTAATTTTATCTAGTAAACCAGATTCTTTAGCGTCAGTATAAGCGTCTAAAATTTTATCATCAACGTCTGTTTTTTCTAAGGCCTCTTTTATTTTGCCTAATAACTTTTCATCAACTTCAGTTTTATCAAGAAGTTTTTTAATTTGGGTTTTTGCATTTACTTTTCTTGCCATAATTATTTTTTCTTTTTAAAGCTAACTTTAGCTTTTTTAGTATTTCTAACAAATTGTTTTCCTTTTTTACTACCTCTAACTTTTTTTCTAGCTGTAGCTCTGCGTTGGGCTTTAGTAAGTGATTTTGCTTTAGCTCTAGGTAAGCAACGTTGTGTTGCTTTACCCTTAGGCATTGTACCACACTTACCTGCTATATTTCCCTGGGTATCAATACGAACCCAATTTTCTCTTTTAAACCAGTTTCTTAAACTTTCATCTATATTAGCCTCTTCAACATTATATTCTGCAATTATCGCAAAATGAGGATCATTAAATAATTCTTCTAAATGATTTAATACTTGTGGTTTAAGTTGGTTATATAGGGATTCATTTTTATAAGATTTTTTTCTTTTACCTCCTGCACCTTTAATTTGTCCTTTGCATACTTTTACAGCGCGTCCAGATAGATATGCAGATGATTTTTCTCCCGCTCTTTTACGAGCAGCTATGTAAGCTTTACCACGTTTACATAATTCTTCGTAAACTAAATCTTCAATTAACTCATTAATAACAGCATTAGTTTTAAGACTTTCACATTGGCCTTTTTTACCACAACCACAGTCTGTTTCGGCTATTTTTTTAGCACGTTTAGTAGCAGTAGCATACATAACGGCTTTAGCATCTTTACCATAGCGTTTTTTAAAGTCAGCCTTAGCTCCCTTTAAATCTTTTACTATACGCTCTTTAGCTTTAGCTTCAGGTTTTGTTAGTTTGCGTTCTTGCATGTTTATAGATACTAATCATTAAAGGACCGTCTCCTTTTATAAGACGATGCCATTGATGTCTCTCAATAAATATAGGCTTATTTAAAGAAACGGGTAATTGATCTTCAAATTGAAATTGCCAATTAGTTTTATTAAGAACTGTAATGGTTCTATCCTCATCATCCATATGCCATTTTAGGGCTTCTGGTTTAGTTAAAGTAGAAAACAGACGACTTGTTGTGCCGTCCGCTTCTATTATATCAGTATAGGGTTTACCAGAAAGTTGAGGCAGGTGTTGCAAGACCCAACTGCTTATGATATCTAGGAAGGTTGCAACTCCAGTAACTAGCTTTAGTCCTATCTTTTTTATTTTTACAATCATGTCTTTTTGCAAATGCTTGTGATGCTTCTTTATTTCCTAATTTTGCTTTTAAACCACCTGAACCAAATGTAACTTTTTTAACTTTTTTAGTTCTAGGGTCTCTTACATAAACATAATATGCCTTAGGACCCCCTCGTTTTGGTTTATTTAATGGTGGGTTTTTCTTTTTTGGTTTTTTAGCTTCAGTAAACGGAAGACCAGTAAACGAAGGGCGTTCACTATTTGGTTTAACATTTCCTTGACGATCAACTATATACTCCATACCATTAGTAGCAACAATGATTTCACCGTCCTCTATACCATATCCTTCTACTTCTCCACCCATTTTATCGGCTACTATTTTAGCTAAAGATTCCATTTCATCTGAGTAAGTAAACCTACCAAACTCATCATCAGGACCATATGCCCAAGGGTGTTTAGATACAAATGGACCACTACTACTTTCCATAATATATGGCAAATCAAGGGGTACTAATTTACCCCCATACATTCCTTGACGACCAGCATCTGTGTGCATGTAGTATTCATCTGCTTCAGATAATTGCATTTTACCAGCTTCCCATAGTTTTCGGGTTTCTGCGAATAATTTAACATGGGCGTTAGAGCTAATTCTAAAAATTGACTCACCTAATGGGATTTTATTATCTAAATGGTATTGTAAATTTTCAGATACTTTAACTCCTTCATTAAGTTTAGTACCATTACAATCATCACAACCACAATCACAATCGGGTTTGCCGAATAAAAGTTCTCGCAATTTAATCATTTTCTTCTAGTTTTTCTTTAAATTCTGAAACTGCTTCTTTAATTTCTTTAGTAAGTTTTTCTTTATCTACCCCTCCTTTCCATCTTTCTACTTCACCTCTTTCAGATACATATTGAGTATTTGATGTATTTATAGCTTCTAAAAGATATGTTTCATAATCGTTTACCATATCTTTAGCATTATCTATCATCATTTTACGCTCATACTCTTCATATTTACCTTCACGTTTTAATTTAGCTTCCATTTCAACTACACAATCAAAACATGTCTTATGTATTTTATACATTTTAGCATCTAAACGCTTTTTCATTAAAGAGCCACAATTAGGGCAGAATAAAGGCAAAATAGCTTCTTTTTTAACTCTATCAAGTTTAGTATAAGTTTGTTTTATACCATCTTTAATAGTCCATCTTTTACCCCCTTCTTCCCAGATATCTCCTTCTTTATAATCTTTTTTTTTTGCAGTATAACCAACTTGCAACTCAGCAGATTCGCCTGTTTTACCTTTAATAAGGTTACGCATACGTTCTACATCTTTTCTTTTAAATTCTTTATTTAGCATAACTTTTAACTTACATCAAATTCTGTGGCCCTTATTTCAACGCCATATTTTTCAAAAAACTCTCTTGCTTGGGCTCCTCTTCCAGCACCTACAGCATCATAAAATTCAAATAATCCTCTTTCACCACCATCAAGGTTTATTTGTTGTGGTCTAGATCCACCATCATCTACAAATAAATAGCCTCTATAAATGCGATCTGACATTCCTACATAGGCTATACTAATACTAACAAGTTTACCATTTACACGGTCACCTTGTTTTATCATAATATCATTACCTACAATGTCGATTTCAATGTTACGACTAATAGTAATTTCGTTTAATATATCTTTTAATTTCATTTTTTCTGAAAATCTGAGGATACACCTCCGGTTATAAATTTACCTGTAACTTTAAATGGTCTAGGTGAAATTTTATCATCACGTATAACTACACCTTCGTGATCATTAACAGAACCCATAGGTGAATCTAACACATCTAGTATTGCGTCGCCTAACTTTTCTGTTGCTAAGTATGTAGTAGCTCCTTGGATTGCTTTATTAACTTCTTGTTCACTACTAAATAATGAGTCTACATTTTCACCACCAAATACAGCAAAATATACTTGTTTACTTAGTGCACCAACATCTTTAATAGAGTCAGTTTCTTCAATATTCATTTTTAAACGATCAGTTTTAGGAATACTATTAACCCTATCTAACCATTGGGCTAAAGTTTTAGTTTCATCGCCTTCGGCTGTATCGATTGTGTATTTGGTGTTTAAAGCAGATTTAAAATCTGGTTCTTTAGTAAATCTGGTAGGTACAGAACCATAAATTTCAAATCCTTTCTTTTTAGCAAAAGGTTCTAATTTTTTAAGTAATTCTTCTAAATCAGCTTTATCATATAGTTTTTCAGATGTTACTCTTTTAGTTAACATTTTACGAGCTCCTTGTACTTCTTTAGTTTCTACTTTTAGTAAACCGTGGATTGCTAGGAAATTTTTACCATAGTCTTGAACATTTGATTTACCACTAACATACTCCATATTAAACATAATATTAGGATCATCAATTAACCCCAATGCTCTTAATTCTTCTTGAATTGATGGTAAGGCATCATTAAATATATCTAATACATTACCACCAGCTTTAATCATCCCGTGGCCAGCACCAAATCTATCTTCTAAGTCAGCTTTAGTAACGCCACGTAAATCAAGTGCCTTTTTTGATCCGCGGTCCATGGCGAAGATTCGTTTTCCGTCGAGATTTATTAATCTAATTGACGCATTTACGCCATCTATCTTAACACTACCAGGTGCTTTTTTAAGACTATCAGCAGCTTGTTCAAATGACTTAATTAAATCTTTACCTGTTTTAACATTTGGTAAATCAAATGGATGAGCCATATGTCCAGCAGCACCACCTTCATATAATATTTCTTCAGCGATTACATCAAACCACCATTCTTGTGAAAATAATTTCATTTCATCTATATTTTTTTTAGATTTACGAATAAGGCCAAATTTAGGTAATTTTTTACCTTTATATTCCCCATCCATTTCAAAATTACGCACTGTATATCTTTTACCGTCTTTATCTTCTACGGATAATTTATAACGATTGACACCTTCTCTAGAATTTTTAATTACTTTTACTACTTTAGATTTTTCTAATTTTTTACCTCCTAATGGAAATCCTTTAGGAGCACGTAAAACATCACCAGGAAGTATTTGACCACTATAGTTAGATAAATCAATTCCTATTTCTTCAAGGTATCCTAATTTTTTAGATTTTTTAGGATCTCTAGTAAATGTATCACTTGCTTTATATCTAGTTTGTTGTACTTGATTAGCTTTATAAGGAGGATACATACCTTCTTTTTTTAAGCGTTGTGTTTTTCTTTTAGAAGCTTCTTTACGTTTTTTAATATATTCAAATGCCGAACGTAGTCGTTTTTTTACTGCAGGATCTTTAGCCCGGGATAAAGCTGCTCTAACTCTTTGATGAATTAAATTAATAATCTGTGATTGGCGAGCATGTGATTTAGCTTTAAATGACTTTTTAGATAAAGTATTTACTATATCTTGTCTAGTACTAAATTTAACTTTTACTGTATCTGTAGGATCTTCATCTGTATAAAGTCTACGTCCTGATCCTTTTGGTTTTTTACCTGTGCCTACTTTAGGGTCTCCTTCTTTCACGGGTTCATAAGCAGAACCATACGGGGCCGATTTACCTTTATGTTTTCTTTGAGCTTCAGGATCTATATTTTCTTTATGAGTTGTAGTTTTTAACGTTTTAGCTAATGTAAGTGCTTTATAATACTTTTGGTTTTTAGCACTCCGCTTTTCCATTTTTCTAAGGCGTGCTAACTCTTTATTAATTAATGAAAGAGGTATTTTTTCACCTTTAGGAATGTTTAAACGTTTTCTAACAGTACCCTGTTTTAGGTTGCCCGCTTTTTTACCCTTAGCAGCCATTTTTTCGTAAGTATCACCTTCATCTAATTTAGCTGCCGGTAAATGTTTACGAGCATAATCTGTATAAATTTGGGTTATTTTATCTTCCTGATCATTAGATAGTTCTTCGGCTTTACTATCTATAAAATCCTGTAATGCTTGAGTAAATGAAATTTTTCTTGTTTTAGCATTTTTATAAATCCCCATTACATGAGCAGGAATTTCATAATCTAAAGTAAGATATTCAAACGTAGGTAAATCTTTTTCGTCTTTTTCTAAATCACCTTTAACTCCTTTATCAAAATGAAATTGCCCTATATGTTCTAATTCATGTCTTACAGAATCTTTAATTTCAGCTATTAAATCATTATATGCTTTAGGAAACATATCAGGTTGATAGTTAATTTGAATAAACATTGATTCATCATCCGCACCTGCATTTACAATAAATGGGTTTGGACCTAGTTTATCAAAGTCAGTAGGGTAAAAATATAATTCTAAATCATAAGAAACCGCAGTGTCTTCTTTTTTATCGGACCTCCTTAATTTTCCTATTTCTTCAAAATCATCTTCATAATTTTTACCAAATTCATCCTTAAACATATCTATAATAAAGCGGGATATTATTAAAGTTTCTGCATCGTAGCGTCCTTCATATAATTTTCTACGTAATCCTTTAGTCAAATTAGTAGGGATTTGGGTCATTTGGTCGCCTTGTTTAGAAAAGAATTTACGTAGCTTTTTCATATTAGCCATATGTTTATTCATTTCTTGTTGATTCATAGTACCACCCATCATTTCATCTATATCAGTGGGCATAGTAGTATCTAACAATTTAGTCCAAATTTCTTCTTTAATTTCTTCAGGTAAAAATTCAGGAATGAATTTAAAAAATTCTTCTTTATTATTATTTTTAATAATTTCACGCATACGCGTACCTGAAATACCCCCTGCTTGAGGTGGTACTAATTCAATTTTAGCTTTAATATTACGAGGTTCTGCAAATTTGGGGATACTATTATATCTTCCGTCTTTAGCATCTTTCTCCCCTATTCCTAAAATTAACTCTGATCCTTCAGGAGCTATTTTTTCAACAAAATCATAAACATCTCTTACAGGAGATGCAGCTTGTGCTAAGCTAATAGTAAGTTTTTGTGCTCTTGGATCTGGATCAGATGCTTTATAATAATTAAAAATTTCTAAAGCTAATCTAGGCCCTATACCTTCTCGTTCTTTTGATCCAATTCTTACTATAACATTATCAGCAAAATCTGCAAGATATTTTGCCATATTATAATGTCCAAGATGAGGTGGTTTAAACCCACCTGGTAAAAGGGCTACTTTCATGTAAACTGCAGTTTGTTATACATATAACTCACTGGTATAAGATTTTCTTTTCTACTAATCCCTGGAAGGTTAGTGGTTTTGCGTTTTGTAATATGCGAGTCATTTCTTCAAACCCTAAATCACTTGGATCTTTACCCCCAAGCTCTAATAAAAATATTTCTTTACCATATGCCATAAGTTCCTTAGCATACTTAAGCGAATCATTTATAGCATCTTGATCAAGTGCAAGGTATATTTGTTTTACTCGTCCTCTAACAAGTTCCTTATAGAGTGATTTACTAATTCGTTTTCCAAACAAGGGCACGGCATTTCGCTTGATTGCGATTGCATCAAAGGCACCTTCACAAATGATAATAGGAATATTAAAGTTACAAAGCATGTCAAAGCCAATAATATCTTTTGATGTTGGCGGAAGCTTGTGCTTGTGGTAAGCTTGTGGATCAAACGAGCGACCCACCCAGTAGTTGAGGGTTCCGTGTCTATCATAACTTGGTATTATTATAAAATTAGCTAATTTACCTTCTTCAATATATCCTATGTTATATTTTACTATATCTTGTGCTGTAATTCCACGAGATTTTAGGTAATGATATGCTTTATCTCTAATTAAGCCTTTACCTTTAAGTAATGTAGTAAATCCTTCAGGTAATTGAAGTTGGTCTTTAGGTTTTTCTACGTGTGCTGTTTTAAAATTATACTGAGCATCAATTTCTTTTAATTCTTGAAATGCTGTATATGGGGCCTTAATAAATTTAAGGAGTTGTATTGCTCTAGCACCTTTAAAACCACAAACCCAACATTGGTATTTTTGAGTTAGTTTATTTAGTGTAAGTTTTTTCTTATGGTGATTACAATTAGGACAACTAAATACGGCCTCGTCTCCTCCTCGTGCGCTTTTGCTTTTTCCTAATAGACTTTCTAGTAAATAAATAAGGCGGTCCTCCTTCATGCCTTAAATATATGAAAGAAAGGTCAAAAGCCAAAATCTTTTTTGAAATATCTTCCTTCAATATTATCGTTTAAGTAATCTTCGGTTTCTAATACACCCATACTAAATAATGCTTTATTTTCCAAATAAGTTAATTCTTTTTTAGAATATGCTAATTGCAAAATTATACGCTCAAAATCAGCTTGATTACCATTTTTAATCTCATCTTTAATAAATTGATGAGAACCATAATAGGTTTTCCAATCGCTTTCTTTTTGAACTTGCTTATAAACTGGTGGTCTACCTTTACCTTCCCATAAGGCGGCTTCGCGTTTACCAATTTTTTTCTTTTGGTTGTATATTAATGACTTTTTGCCAATATACTTTTTTCCAGTAGGGATATGGGTTGTTTGGTAAACGTATCCATATGTGCCTTCTGGGAATTGTTCATAACTTTCTGGTATTATCATGTGTCAAATCTTATAACGAATGTAGTATCTGTTTCACTACTTACTTTTATAGGTTGTCCTAATTTCCCTACTACTAATAAATTACCATTATTATCATACAATCCAATAGTAGTTACATAGGGTTTAAAGTTTGATCCTGTAACAAAAGAGGATACATTTTCTCCTTCCTCCGTATTATTTTCTCTAGCTGTTACATTTCGGGTGAATTCAAATTCATTTTCTTTTACTGTACATTGGTATTCGTTTTCAGTAATTGGGTGCGTATTTTTATACTTAAATGTAATAATATCACTAGGTAAACTAAATTCTTGGATATTGCTATCATTTGATCCTTTAAGGTCTACTATATATGCTTTATTTCCTTCATTATTAAAAGTTATTCCGTGGGGAAGAGTAGCATTTATAGGAGGATTACTTAAACTTTGGCTATTTATAAAGGCCGCAGTATTAATTTTAAAAGCATTTTTTAATTTATAATAATCTATTGTTCCCCTAAGATTACCATCTCTTCCAACAGTAAACATTTTATACCCATCTTCACTAAAGGCAACATCAAAAGGCCCAACCCGGACATGACCCGATACAGAGGTAATATTGGAAGTATCTCTTGATGAAGATATATCGTTTTCAATTTTAAGGTCTTTAATACTAAAAGGAGTTGATGTTTTAAATTGTTTAATCATCCCATTACCAGAATCAGCAATATAAAATTTAGAACCATCATTATTAAACTGAATACCTTGGGGAGAAAAGTCAAACCCCACTGAGGGATCAAGGAGTGTTCTACTACCTAAATCGTAAGAACTTGATAGATTAAATTCTCTAACCTCTTTATTAGTAATAAAGCCCATATATGCCTTGCTTCCATCATCATTAAAAATTAAACTAGTAGGGTTAGTAGTAATACCATTACCTGAATGATTTTTTACGTGCGATGCAGATGTTAAGTCAAAAGGAGTACTTAAATTATATTCCCCTACTACATCATTATCATTATCTGTTATATATAATTTAGTACCATCTTTATTAAACTGTAAACCTGTAGGGTCGTTTCCTACATCGGACCCTACAACTAAACTAGAATTAAATTTAACTGATTTTATATCATAATTTCTAAGCAAATCCTCATATCTAGGGTGTGTAATTACTGCAAAGCCATTATCATAAAATAAATTACCTACGTTAGGAGTACCTACTATAGATTCAGAAACATTAGATAATTCAGTAGAACTAAGTGCCTTATTCCATATCATGAATTGGCTAATTTCACCAGCACCTTTACCAGGGTTATTAGTTAATAGGGGGTTATTTCCCCCATCATAATTAGATTTGTTATAAAAATATATATCCGCTTTATTAGAAAGATTTCTACCTAATTGTCCTGAACTTAGGGTGTTAGAAACGGTTTTATAAGTAAGGGTCGGAGATGCTGTATTTTTAACATTTTCAACCTTAATTGTAACGTCTTTATCTTCACTATCTACTGTTATTGATACAAATCTTGGGTGATTAATTTCATTAGAATCGCTACTAAAAAACTGTGTAGAAATAGTTTGTTTCCTATCACCATCACTTCTTTCAAAGAATAAAGAAGCTGTATTAGCAGATGGGTGGTTGCCCCTATAAAATACTCTATAAGGAATTTTTGGACCAGCAGGGGCTATGGTTTTTTGGTTGGAACCTTCTTTACTTAAAGAAGTACCTGGTACTGATGGAGGGACTGTTTTAGTTCCTTCTTTACTAAATAAATAATAATCTTGACTTGAAGTAGCGTTTGATATATCTTTTGCAGAAGGATTATAGTAAAAAGAAATAGTAAAACTTTCATCCTTATTAAAATTCAAATAAGGTTGGTGGGGTATTTTAATACTAGCAGTATCTGTAAATGGCCTAAAACCAGTAAAATTGCTAAGATGTGATGTATTATTACCACCAATGTTAACCCCCACTACATCCCCACTTCCTGTAGTGAATTCTATATTTCGATATATTACTGTGTTTTGAAGGTAAGAATCATCTATAACTGTATTGTCGTATCCAAGGGGGAATTTAGGATTAACATATTCATTTCCCGTTTCTGGGTCAATGTTTAGGTTTTTCCTTCTGTAGGAATTAACAGGACTTAAGTAAAATACTCTATTATCCTCATTGGGGAAATTTTCATTACCTATTGAAACATCGTATAAATTACCAAAACTATCATCCCTTATATTAAATTGTTCACCTGAAGAAGAATAAGAGCAACTAACAAAAAAAGATCCCGGTTGTACTCCTGTACCAAAAGTTTTTTGAGGTAAGCTAATTACAGTACTTTTTTCATATAGTCTTCGTTCTTGAGTAGTATATGTAGCACTATCTAATTCTAACCTATTAGCCCTATCTTGTATATAATTTCTATAATAAAGTTTATCAATTTGATAAAATTTACTATTTCCATTTGTAAAGTAAGATTTATTGTAAGGAGACCAATAAACAAAGTCAACCGTAGCACCTATTGAAGATAAAGTAGTACTAGAATACTGCTTATGAGCTTCAAAAGAGGTTATTTTTACATCTTGTGCATTTAGTTTTTTAAATACGCCGGGCATTAATAATCAAGTTTAACTTTAATAAGGGCTTCTTTTGTAAAGTCTTTTGGTAACGGTTGGCTTAATTTAGCAACTGCTAATAAATCTTGATTGTCATTATATAAACCTACAGTTGTAATATATACTTGAGGGTTATCTATCATAGAATCATACTTTAAAGAACCATCATTTTCTGTAAAAGAATCATTAGTACTGTAGTTGAATTCTTGGTTTCTAACTCTAATAAAATAAAATCTACCAGCAATATCTTCTTGGGAATCTAAAATAAACGAACCACCTAATTTAAGAGCATTTTGTAGTTTTACAGGGTTTCTAGCTTCATTGTCCGAGGTAACTACTGTTCCTAAAGCAATTCCTTTATTAGCTGCGGATTCATCTAAAGCATCTTCGTTTAAAATAATAAACCCAGCATCTGGATAAATTAAACCATAAGAACCACTAGCATCTACATATGTGTTATTTGAACCTACTCTAGTACCAGATGAACCTGATACTATATTAAATTCTCTACCAACACCAGGTCTAAAGGCATTAGCTGACCCTGATGTGGTTACAGAATCATCTGTTAGTTTTAATAAGTGGGTTGATCCCGAGAGTTGAAGGGCTACATTACCCATTCTTAAAGCATTTTTATAACGAGCTCTATTAATATTAATTACATATATTCCATTAGGGGTATGACCATTAAAATTAAATGTTTGGTTTTCATCTCCACCAAATACTAAACTTCTATATTGGCTATAAATAGCTTTTGTAGAAGTAATATCTTCAGCTCCGGCACCATCATTAAATTGTAACCCACCCCCACCATCTTTATTTCCATAAGCTATAGAATATTGGACTTCAGCAGTAGAGTCTGATGGGTCTTTATCATAAATCTCCATAAAAAAGGCACCACTAGCTGTGGGGTCAGAGGTTACATATTGGGTACTAGAAGAAAAATGACTAGTTCCTAAGTCATTAGTATTGTTAGACCAAGCGCTAGCAAAAACTCTATCTATGCTGCTTACTTTATCTGCTTCTGAAAATTGTGTATAAGAATCTGCCATGTCTATTTAAATATTAGTATGTGGATTGGGCTTGACTTGCTGCGTCAGCACCAGCACCACTTTCTTTAGTTACAGTTAATGAAACTGTTGCTCTAGCTCCCGTTTCTAAACCTATTACTATTAAAGAGGTAGTTAAAGCACTATTACTACCAAATAATGTATTACTATTTAAGAATCTACCGCTAAATGAGGTACCAATAAATGTTTGAGAAAGTGAAGTACCTGTAAATGGAATATCTGTTAATGCTGCAGAAGTATTTGCTGCACTAGTAGCTCCAGCTGCTGCTAATAATCTTCTATCTGCAACAGTAAATGAATATGCTGTTTCTTTGGTTGAATCGTAATTTAATGTTTCAGGAGTTATAGTAAAAGTTCCGTTTTTCCCTTTTTGGATTGGTTGGATAGTATCAAGGGTTGGGATCTTAGAGGTTCCTCTATCAAGAGTAACTAATTTTGAAATCATAGTATTACTTTCATTAGGAATAGCTTCTATTAAAGGTAAATTTTCAATAGCTTCTCCATAAAAAGCAGACCCATCAGGGTGATTTTCGTTATAAAGTGTATAATCAATTTCATCATCAGCAAGAGCAAATTGAGTAATTTTAAAAGTACCATCTTGTCTTGATAAGAGTTCACGGCCTTTTTTAGTTAATATAGCGTCTACAATAACGCTTGAATTGTCTAAATATCCCATTTTAGTTTTTTATTTGTTTATAAATATATATTATTTAAAGAAGATTTCTATGAGTATTATCTAATTTAATATTAGGTGTAGAATCACCACTAACATTTATCCCTCCTTTAGTTAAAAAATAATTTAAATTATCTTTAATAAAAGGATGTATGTTAGCAGGTAGAATAACAAATTCATTATCCCCTATATCATCAGGCAATGCTTGTTCCTTATTTAATTCTACTAATAATGAAGGATTATTATCATTACACATAGAAAGTACATAACTACCCGAAATAAAATTACCTGGGGTTGCCGTGTGATTATGGTCTGCGTTGCCTGTTTTTTGTACTGCTACATAGTTTTGGTTAAAATTAAAATTTTTAGATATATTAAATCTTTGTTCATCTCTATCATAAGATACTATTTCAGCAGTGGATAATTCTGATATATCATTTGTTTTTATTGCTTGTGTTTCTTCGGGATAACTTCCTGAAAGTATGGTCCTTAAAGGGGCAATACCTGCCGATCCAGAAGTACCTGGGGGGTTATAAGGGCCAGAAGAAGCAGATACTGGTTGACACATAGTAATAAAAATTCTTTTATTATATCTATAATCTGCTGTGTCTCTGTGGTTGAAGGTTGCCCTTAAAAATTGGTCATAGCCTCTTCCCCCTAATTCTTCTGCTGGAGATATGACAGGTGCGTCTGTATAAAAAGCCATTTTTTAGTGTTTTATTTTACAACGTTACTAGCAAATCCGGAGCTTTCGGCAACTGTTGTGGTATCATATATATTAGTTAATAACGATCCCGAGAAATAATTATCAATTATATCCTCTTTATTAAAAATATCAAAGGAAGCATTATAGGTAACTGAATTACTGGCCCCACCTACTTTTATTTCTGTAGTGTTAGAGCCCGTAAGGTGAGTTACAACATAATTATTTCCTGGGGTTGTATCATTTTCACGTACGTGGAGTAGTCTTTGTAATTGCCCTGCATTAAAATATATGTTATAACTGGGTTTAATACTGGTTTGTATTTTAGGGTCAAAAAATCTAAGATTAATATCTGAACCTATAGGAAAATCCTTATAAAATGATTGGTAGAATCCTTTTCTAGCATTATTATTAGTATTGATATTATCCCCCCTAACAGTATGTCTAGTAACACTTAAATCTTCATGGACTGTAAGATATTCATGTACAGTAACATATGAAAAACCGGGGTAAACTAATAGTGAAGCATCATCTACTTGAGTACTAGTAGTTTGTCCTAAACCTATTACTCTACTACCTAAGTATATGTTTCTAGAAACATTTTGAATAACTGGGGTTTTACCATAGCTAACATCTCCTGTTGTAAATTTATTAACTTGAGATCCTTGTAATTGTTTACCACTATAACGGGATGATTTCCATGCTTTAGTTTCTAAAATAGAATCATTAAAATCAAAGTTTACCTTTTTATCTACAGGAGCAAAGGGAATAATTTCAAATAGTTCTGATGCTTCAGAACTTATTAATCTTATTTTTTTTATTTTTTCTGAGGTAGGAATAGGGAGATCATATTCTACATTATCTTCTAAATGATAAACACTACCACGGGTATAATTAATAGCATCAGTAGAATAGTCTAGTCTATAATCTTGGTTAGTAGATGTAGATTTAACTTTAACTCTAACTTTTTCTAGAGAAATACCATCTTCATATTGATAATTAATTTCAAAAACATTTAGTGCCTGAAATAGAGCAGTACCATTAAAGGTAGAAGTACCAAAAATTTTAAGTTTTTTAATTCTAGGGAGTGCATGACCTTCATTAGATTGTGTATGTAATCCTTTCCATGCTAACCCATCTATAGTAAATGGTGGTTCTTTAATTACTCTAGTAGCAGATGCGCTATAATGTAACGGAAAATCTTCTAGGGCATTATTAGTTGAGAAATTAATTTGCCTCGCAGGGCAAAAAGGTTTATCAGATCCCTCAAGGTATGTAACAAAATAATCAATACTATTAGTGTCAGAATTACCCGTAGACATTTGTATTCTGTTTACTCGTGGTGATGTACCTGTAAAAGTAATATCAAACCCATAACTTTCACCTGAATTAACACCAGCAAAACTACATTGTGTAGAAAGATCATTATCTAACACATTAGAAACAAAATTAATACTCATACCACCTCCACTTGATGTTGCAGATAATTCACCACTAGTTATAGTACGTTTTTCTTCTCTAGGATTTCTTAAATCTATTTCCCACCCTTGTGTTCTACTAGGGGCAGTATTTATTAAAAGGGTACTGGTTTCTAAATTTCCATCTACAGCTAACGGAAGGGGGAGTGAACTTGATACATTTCCCTGATGAGTTCTATCAGAAGTAGCATTATTAGGATCATAGTTTCTAGAAGAAGTAAGTGCACTAATCTGGCCAACCTCGAATAAAGGTAATAATTGGGCTCCTTTTATATTGTTTTCTCTCATTTTAACTTATACTATAAAATCTACTTTTTCTACTAGTTAAAGCTGTGTTTTCAATAGCTGTAGCTGAGCTACCTTGAATAATAACTTTATCTACATCAATAAGTACATTATGTTCTACCTCATGTGTAGAATTTGCTAATGAAGCTGTAGCTTTTAGATTAAAAGGGTGTTCAGTAATTTGTTCATAGTCGATGTTTGTACCACCAAATTTTGCCCTTTCCAAATAATGTGGCTCAATAACTAAACCTGTTTTTAGGTTGGTTTTAGCTGGGACAAAGTCTTTAATCATTTTAAATAATGTATGATCAAAGAATTGGATGGTTCTTATATAATCACCTATTCCTAATTTTCTTTCTAATTTTTGGGTGTAAATATCTCTAATTGTTTTTAAATCAGGATAACTACCACTTGTATAATGTGTTGGATCACCTATATAATCATCTAATCTAAATCCACCTAAGGTGTAAATTATATCTTCGTTAATTTCAAAAGTTGGTGAGAAAAATACTCCTACATCTGAATAATCAAGTGGTTGTCTATCTTGGGGTGATGTTTCAACTGAAATAAAAGGATCTAAGAAATTATCATCAAATGTTCCATTATCAATTCTAATTTTATCTGAAACCATTCCTGAACCTACTGTATCGGGTGTAGTTAAGTGGTGGGTTTCTTCTATAGAGTGGGTTTTTGCTGTTCTTAAAGTTGCAGTAGTGCTTGTATAAGTAAACCCATCAATATTAGGTATTTTATTATATTTAGAATTTGAATGGGCATTAATAATAACAGCATCTTCATCTATATCCCCAATATCCGAACCTAAAGGGAATCTAAACTTCAGTGTATCATAACTTGAACTAATAGTATTACCATTATAATTAAAAGGAGATAATGATTGGGTTACTATAGTATCCTCTGTAAGTATTTCTGTGTAGGCTCTGACTTCTTGGGCTTTACTTTTTCTATAAGGATTAGCATCAGAAATTCCAAAAACCCCATCATTATCATTATCCATAGGGATATAGTATAAATCATGATTAGTTCCCTGGAATACGTTTTCAGCAGTTAAAGTAAGTTTTTGTAAAAATATATTTTTATTAAATGAAGTTTGAGTAGCATAAACATTTATTTGGTTAGATGAACCACTGTCCCAAGTAAGGCTAAAATTCCAAGGTTTCCCATTAAATAGAGGGATTAAAGAACTTGTAATTACTGTGGTGGAACTAATACTATCAGAAAGACTACCAGTGCATATTACTAATTTACCAAAAGAAGCACTCACACTAGGTTCTATTAACTCATTGTTACTTTTAGATACAAAAAGAGCAAAATTATTATTACCACTCTCCCTATGGATGGCAAATATAGGGACTTCGCTAGAGGCACTTGGGATAACTCTTATTTGTGCTGTTTTGATACTTTCAGCTGGAGTAGGGTCTGTGATTGCATTATTAATTTTAACTAATCCAACGTGTGAACCATTACTACCTACATCTACCATACGGCTTTCTTTTTGATAGCTGAATGTTCTAAATCCCGTTTTATCTACTAATGGGCCCCCATATTCTTTAACATGGAGTACTGTTTCAGGAATACCATAACATGCAATTAATGCTTTTAATCCACGTTCAGTACCTTTTGTTTTTAAAAGATATGGAGCATTATGGTATAATCTTTTCCAGATTTCTTTTGATATATCACCTTTAGGGATAGAGTTAAGAGAAGAAGTTACCATAGTAGACCCGTCTGTAGCCTCATATCTAAACGCTGCTGCTCCTTTATTATTACCTAAAAAGTATTCATATATATTAGCATTTTCAAATTGACTATAGGCGCGAATTCCTTTTTCTGATAGTGCATTGAAAACTAATTCTTTGGATATACCATCATTAATACCACTATGTGCTTGGTATTTATCGGTTAAACTATCAATATAAGCCCAAATACCATCAAAGTGTTGAGCTATCATTTCAACAAATAAATTAAAACCTTCGTTTTGAATATTATCTCTAATATCAGGTGGAATAGCTTTTGTTAAGTTATAAGGGTTACAATCATCAAATAAGCTAGCACTTAACATCATACCCCCATAATAAATGTTTTCGGATTCATTTAAGGGTGCACCAAACCAAGCTACTGCGGCAGGGGAATTAGTATTAGCATTTATATGAGGATATGTACCAGTAGTAGTTTTAGGCCAAGCATAAGCGCCAGATTCAAAATATAAGTATCTTTCATAATAATCAAACCCCTCTATTACTTTATCCCTTTTTTCATTAAAAATTCTTTGATTTTCTATAGTAGGAAATGAAGAAGATGCAGGGCCTGTAATTGAATTTAGTGTATTTACTTGTGATTTATAAGATTCTAATAAACTTAATTTATATCTAAAGTTTTGTAATCTTTCAGTAGCTGAGCTGAAATGGATAAAGTTTTCAAAGTGATACCCAGAAGGTGTGTCAGGATTATCAAATTCTAAATCTAATGGTATACTACTACTAAGATAATTTTGAAGATTATTAAAACTTGAAGTTATAGACCCATTATTTAATAATTTATCATACGTTCTAAATTCAGAAGAAACACTTAATTCGTCATTATATTCTATTTCAAAATTAGGACCCTGGAGATTAATACCAATATCTTGAGTAGGAGATGTTCCTAAATCTGATAGTACATTTATAGGGTTAATTATATCCTCATAAACTCTAAAATTATTACCCGTTGTAACGCTTGGGGGTAATGGTTCATATAATTTAATTAATCCAGTTTCACCATCTACTTGAGCATTAGTTATTAAAGAAGTAACTCCATTACCAAAACTTAAATTTAAGTCTTTAAAATATGAAGTTGAATTAACTAAATTAATTAAATCTTTAGCTTTAGTTATAAAATTATCTATACTTAATTTATTAGAAATATATCTAATTTCTGTTCTGGAAGGGGATATTTCTGTAATAGTAAACCTTCTTGCAGTGCCTGAAGTTAAAGTTTTACGTTGAAAAGAAAAATTTAGTGTATATTTACCTGTATTAAAACCATAATCTTTTAATACTTGTTCAAAATCAATATCTATTGATTTTTGATCTTCATAGGGGGTATAATCAGTAAATTCTTCATCACTAATTAATACATTCCCATTACCATCAAATATAGTTAATTCAATCGAATCATTGGATTGACCAAATTTGCGGATTAAATCTTTAGATTGAACTTGATTTAAATCAACAGCATTTAAATGTTCTATAGTAGATGTGTTAATTATCATTTAGGTTATATATTAATTAGGGTCTATCACTATTACTTGTACCATCGGAACCTGAGTCAATTACTACAGTACCCGGCCATATTTCATTTATTTGTTCATCAGATAAATTACCTAAAGTAGCTAAAGTTTCTTGAGTAGAAAATTTAATACCTCTTAAACGATCAACTTCTTCTTGAATATTATTTTTATTAGCTATTAAATTTGCTAATCTTTCTTTTTGTTCTTCTGTTAGTGCCATTTTTAATATGATCTATTATTATTCCCACCAGAATCTGAAGTTACAGTTATTGAACCACCTTCCCCTGAACCATAAGTTTCTTCGTAATAAATTGGGTCTAAATTTTTTAAAGTAAGAATTTGAGGGTTGTATTCATCTCTGATTTCTTTATTTAACTTAGTTATTAAAAGTTGTTTTTCTTCTATATCGGCTTCTAGTGCTTCTATATATTTGTCTCTAGTGTCATAATTATTAGGATCTACATCAGGATCACCATTTTCATCATATATCCAGTTTAAATAAGATATAGTATCTTCTGATGCATTAAGAGTTGGATCAAATTCTTCACCGAAATTACTTTCTTTTAAATTAGGAAATCCTCGGGGGATATTTTCTAACATAGTTCTAGTAATTATAGGGATTAAATCAGTATCAGGCGTACCATTAATTGATAATAAAATAGCACGTATCATATCAGTATTCCATTCAATATATCTTCTATATCCTTTATCCATATAATAATATTGATGGGGTTCATTAAGTTTAACTATAGTACCATTTTTAAACACAGGGTGTTCTTGGATTTCTTCAGGGTTTGTTAATTGGCGTTCTAAGTCAATTATTTGCTGTTCTAATCCTATTATAATAGCATCTTTAGGGTCTACATAATTTCTTACAAAATCTGTACTTTCCTTAATTAAGGACGAGTGAGAATTGATTCCCTCTTTAGGAAGATCGTAAAATATTTCATTATATCTTTTAAAAAATCCTGGTATATCTATAGAAACTGGTGGTTTAGTTAGTTCACTAAAAGAATTATTTACTTTAGAAAGTAAAGCAGTTTTACTATAGATTTTTTTTACAAAATTAATATCACCTACTGGTGAAGGTTCAGTAGGGGTATCATTAGTGTCATCAGGGACAACGGGGCTTACAGGATTACCTTGGGTATCACGGAAAATTGTTGTTTTTCCTATAGTTATATCCTTTCCTGTATCAACTCCTTTATTATTTGGTATTTCAGTTCCGTAAGCCATTATGTTTTAACTACTTTAAAGTAATATTTGTCATCATAAACTTGGATACCATCATCGTTTTCATGTTTAAATAATAACTTATAGTATCTTTCTTCTTGTAAACCGTTCATATATATTTTAAAGTACATTCCTTCTGCATCAGCGCTTAGTTTTGATTCTTCACCAAAGGGGATTAATACTTCTTCAGTAGCATAATCAACTAGGGAATAAAATGATCTACTAGTAAAATAATTAACGTCTAGGAAATTTGAAGTAGTAGTAAATTTTCTTGTAGGATATAATTCTCTTATATTAAGCCTAAATTTATATTCTTCAGAAGTTCTAAATTTTTCTTTATTATTTCTTAAAGTAACATAACATTCCCCTGAAGTTTTAATTTGGTTATCACTAATTCCATGTTTTTCTCTATCATATTCTGAATCATCCCACGAAATATCTAAAAATGGAGGGAATATTGTATGGGTATCCATAGAAAAATAATTTAATTCTCCATCATCTATAGCAGTAAATTCTTGGCTGCTTGATCTTTTAATTAAAAATCCATTATTTTCTATACCTTCAGGGTAAATAGAACCAAATAAACTATTACTAACATGTTTAAGTACAGGTGTAGTTAAGTCTAAAGATAAATCTAAATCATCGTTATACCCATAAGACCTACTTACATTAAATCCAGTATTTATAATAGGGCTAGTATCAAAATAAAAACTAGTACCTCCTGGGGAGGCATCTATATAGCTAGCGGTTACTCCAGGAGAAAAACTATGGGTTTGCCACTTATCCCCTAACGGATCATTAGATATAGCATCAGGGCTACCATTTCTATAAATCCAAGAACAACCATCAGATATTGTGGGAGAATTATCATACCTTCCTGTTCCGTTAGTCCAACTTTCTGCTATTGGTCTTACCTGTATATGTTGATTTACACTTAAATCTCGATGTTCTGTTTGGAATAAATTTAAACTGGCACTAAATGTATTAGTATTTACTTTATTTTGAATTACATCATTAATTTTATCCTGTTTAAATTGGATTAAGATTCTACTAGGGTAGAAATTTAAATCAGTGTTTGATTCTTCATCTTCTAAAGTTAGAATTTCATCTATCCCTGTATTTAATATTGCTCTCGTAGGATGAGAGTATATTGTTGTGTCCTGTTCTGGAAATAAAAAATAATGTGCCATAGTTTTATAATGTTACTCTACCTATTATATCAGTATTAGGATATTTTAATTCAAATATACTTGGATCTAATGATGGATATATAGTATTATTTCTTGTTGCTGATTCAAAATCATATTTGAACTTAGAATAACCTAAGTTTTCTCCAAATTTGTTTTCTATAACTAAGTCTTTAACATTTAATACCCCATCTATATTATATAATATACCTGTTATGTCTCCTTTTACTATAGGTTGGTTAATTTGCCAATTATCTACATTAAAATAATCTTGTAAGGCTTGGATACTTTGTAATAACACACTATCATTAGAAAATCCAGATCTTACAGAAATACCAAACTCTACTTTAAAATTAATAACAGAAGCATTTTTGATATTAATGGCATCAGTTAACATTCTGTATTGTTCTAAATAGGTGGCTAAATTAATTTTGGCGGCTTCATTAAGAGTTACTAAGTTTTTATTTGTGTCATATCCTAAAACATATAAATTTAGGGCATTAGGATTAGTTACTCTTCTATTAGTATCTAGTGATATTTGGGTATCTTGAGCCATATATGCCTTAGATACAGAACCAAATTGTGGGGGCATAGCTAAACACCTAAATAAATAATCTTCTTTAGTTACAGTTCTTTGTTGAGAAGAAAAATTAGCAATAGCATTTAATCTAATATCCTCAGCAGTATCACCTGGCCCCCCACCAGTAGCAGGACCTGGGTTATTACAAGCTACAGAATCTGCAGCTGCTGTTAATAAACCTGAATTTAATCCTCCTTGTCGGGGAATTGTGGTTACATCTCCTATTCTAGTAATAGTATTTGAATTTACATTTGAATTAATTCCACCTCCTACTAAATAAGTTACAGTTAAAGTAGTATTTGAAGGAACTTCCCCATATGCTTTAGTGTGTAAAAAATTAGAAGGATCATATGATAAATCTAATAAAGACCTTCCATCTTTAATTCCTAAACCTACATTATCAGGGTTAGGAATTATAGTTGTATCTTCATCACCTATAGAGCCAGCACCAAACTGAATTTCAAGGTTTGTATTAGATCTAAATCTAGATACAAATCTTTTAGAAACCTTTTTATTTCTTAATAAAAAAGGAACCTGATTATTATACTGTTTTAATTCGGGATCGTTAGCTTCTGTATTAGGTACTTCTTCAAATACAGTTTCTTGTGCTAAATAAGGTACTTCTACATACTCATTTCCATCAGAATCGAGTATTGATTGTATACCTATAATATTACTATCATCTAATGATAGGGTTTTAAACCTTTCAGCAGCCCCTATATCAAAAGACTTAGTTTTGATTTCAGCACTTATAGCTTTAACTTTCTTTTTTAAGAGATAATAATCTGGAATTGTTCCATCTAATGAATATACTGTTTGTTCTGTAGGGTCATTAGATGAACTAAAAGCAAAATTAACTTCGTTTTGTGTTAGGAAGTTAATTTCTGTGTTGTTATTAGGAAGGAATGAAGAATTTTTAGCTATTCTTAATGCATAGCGATAATCAGGTAATCCACTTGATGCGGGTATTTGTTGAAAAACCTCTAATTCAACTATACTAGGATTACTTATTACAGGTCTATATCCTAGATTATAAGCTAAAGCATATAAATTTTCTCTTTCCTGGGCATATTGTAAAAAAGTTTCTTGTACTTGAGCGTCAGTATAGAAAGATAGTACATCTCCTACGTAAGAAGCCATTTCAATAAACATAGTACCAGGACTACCCTCAGAAAAGTCTTTTACATTATCCGGATAATATACTTCTGCTAGATTAATTAAGGCTTTTTTAAAATCCGAAAAGTCCTTATTTAAATAGCTTATGCCTTTTTTACTTGTATTATTATTAGTATTATATGCCATTAGTAATTAGTTTCAAAATCATTTGTAAAACTTAAAGTTACTGAGTCTTCTTCTTCATTATTAACAAGAGAATAATTTACGGTAACAAATAATTGGTGTCCTGCTATGCCTCCTGTTTTTATATTAATATTTTTTATTTCTATTTCGGGAACAAATTGATTTACTTGAGGGAGTACATATGCCTTTAGATCTTCTTCTGCTATTTCGGTTTGTTGTTCAAATAATCTATTTTTTAAACCCGCCCCAAAATTAGGTTGGTTTAATCTTTCTCCTGGAGACGTAGATAAAACATTAACTAATTTAGACTTAGCATGATCTTTAGTAGTATAATCTAAAGTAAATACTGTTTTCTTATTAAAAGGAAAGTGTATCCCTACCGCTGTTTTATCAGTTACATCTACAGGATCAATCCTAACAAGTTTGCGGGGTTTAATAGCCATTAGGGTCTAAATTCTCTTTTTTTATCTATAGCTTCCATAAGTTGACTATAATCTTTATTTATAAATTGATTTATAGGGTCGTTAGATGCAAATGTTTCTTCTGGGGTAGGTGCTAAAGCTGTTTCAGATAATAAAGAATCTAAAGCACCATTACCCGTATTAAAGTTGGGGGGCGGCATCTGTTCTTTTAATTTTGCTCTAAAACTTTCAGCCTCTTGAGAATTAACTCTAGTTTCAACTACACGTTGCTGGGGTTGTGTGTTTAATTCTTCTTTTAACAAAGCAATTTCACGCCTCAAGGCATGGTCAATTTCCTCACGCACAACTTTTCTAATAATTTTTTCAAATGTATCTAATTTCATTTCTATTAGTTTTTAATAAATATTAACCTTTAAATCTTTTAAATGCAATAGCGCTACTTTCTTTACTTTCTTCACTCTCTTCACTTTCTTCTTCAGACCCTACAGTAATATCTCCTTTTTCACTACTACCAGGTATAGCTTCAAATTCGTTATCATTCCACCAATCTTCCGGTGTTTGGTTAGAATTTTCAATTTCTTCTAATAATTGTTGTAAAGAAACACCTAAACCAAATTGAATCCATAAAGCTTTTAACTGGGCTAATAAAGCTTTTAACCTATTAATTATATCGTCAAGAGTCTTTATTGCTTTATCAAGGGGGGACATTATTTTATCAGTTTCTTTTTTAAAGAAAGAAGAAGTATCACTAAAACTATCTATAGCTCCTCTAGCTTTTTTTACATTATCTTTTAAATTTTTCTTCTTTTCACCTAATTTATTAATAACTAAGCCGTTTGCTGCTAAACTGGTACTAGCACCGAGGGCTCCATCAATACCTGCTAATACTCCTTTAATTATATTTAATACAGGTCTAATTATTACTGTAATGTCTTCAAAGATTTGTAAACTAATTAATACACCATCTAATTTGCCTTTTATCTGGAGTAATTTTCCTTTTTTTGCTTCTATTTGGGCTATAGCAATTTCTACTCTTGTAACAGTTTTATTATAATATTCCTGGGCTTTTTGAAGTTCTGTTAAGTCTGTTTTATCAATTTTAGCTAATCTGGTTTTTAAATCATTAGGATTAGGAACTTTAGATAATGCAAAACTTTTGGGGTCTTGTGTAGTAACAAATTCTACTTTTTCTCTAGCTTCAGATAAAGAATTAGCACTTCTATTAGTAATAGTATTTAATAATTTATCTATCATTTTATAAATACTTTGTCGCTTTTAATAGTATCTAATTTATTTTCTACCCTTTCTAAACCATTAAGTAATGATACTGCTAATCCCTTATTAACCGCTGGGTTAGGACCTTGTAAGCCCGAAGTATTTGGGTATTGGGTTTTAAAAAACACTTTTAACTCAAAAATTAAGTCAGTTAGTAAAGATTTTAAAGTATCACTTTTAACAGCCGGAATATTTGGATCTTCCCCATTTTCAACAGGGCCAATAAATATTCTAGGTGAATTAATAAAAGTATCTTTTCTAGTATTGATGTGAAATTCACCTTCGGTTTTAAATAAAAATAAATTAGAGGTTGAAAATATGCTATCATCACGACCATTAAATACTAATCGATCACTATCTATTAAAATTTGTTTACCTACGTATAAATCTTCTTGTATAAAATCTGTTGCCATAGTATTAAGTATTTATTCCTCGCTCTGAAGGAAAGGCTAATCTATATACATAATCTGCTGTATTAGAGTATTTTGTACCATTATAGTAACCTTTAAAATTTTTAAAAAGGTCTTTATTAGTTACATCAAAGGGTTCCCCATATTTTTTTATTTGAAAGGCTTTACATTTAGCATTAGATGTATCTATTAAATGTTGTAGGGAATGATCATATATATGTTTTTTATATATATTTTTATCAGGGACTCCTATATTTGTTAAATATTTAACAGGGTCAAAAGTAGGACAAGATTTACCATATCCCCCCGATAAAGTTATTTGATTATGACCAAACACTTTTATATTAGGGAATGCTTCTACAAAATATAAAACCATTTGTTCAAGTGCATATGCTTGGGCTGATGTTATATTTGGTTTTGTTGTCCCTCCTTCTGCAAGTTCGGGTCTATTTAATACTGAACTACCATCACCTATCCAAGATATATTTATAGAATTCCTATTAGTAACTATTCCACTTCCTTCGCTTGATTTATTTTCAAATATGTTTCCCCCGCATCCATAGCTGTTACCTGGATCTTTTAAATTAACATTATAATTACATCCCCCTAAATCATCAATACTAATATTATACCCATGTCGTGTCCACCCTTGTCCATTGCTTTTTGCATTCATAAATAAATTAGCTAAATCATGTTGTGTTTGGAAAGGGGTTGCAGATACATGTATGACTAGGTTCTTTATTCTACTTATCCCGGTTGAATTTACGTTATCTGCTTTTAGTTGTTTAATTAAATCTGAAACAGATTTTGGGTTAACTAAAACTTCTTTACCACCACTTCTCTTAGGTTTTACAATCATAGGATAATCTTGTTTACCCTTACCTTTTGATTTCCAGTCTTGGTATTCTTTACTATTATTAATTATTAATGTATTACCACTGCCCACTTCAATATATTCTTCTCCACCAAGTTCTTGTGTAGGTGAATTATCTACTTCTTGTCTTTCTTCTTCTGATAAATCTGTTGTACCGGTAGCTGGATTTTCTTCATATTCGCTTAATATACCTTCTTCAACGGCTTCATCTAAAGCATCAAATACAGGATCTGAAAATTCATTATCTTTTTCGATTTTTTCTTCTTCAACTGTTTCTTCTACTACTGGATTAGAACCAGTTACAAATAAATCTTCTTCTTCTTCAATAATTTCTTCTTCTTCTAATTCTATTTCAACTAATTCAAGTTTTTTTAAAGGATCATCTTGAACAGGAGTATATTCTGATTTTAAAGAATCAGTATTTTTAGAAGCAGGATCTATATTAGTATTTTGGTTAGTAAGAACATAAATTGATCCATCATCATTATTAATATTTTCTCCAGCGTTTTTACCTACACTTATTAATATAGCAGGATCTCCTACTGTAGGGTTGTCATCGTTTGGATCATCAGTAACATTATTACTTATGTTATTTATTCCTTCGGGGGCAGTAGTAGTATAATGAATTCTTTGGCCAGACCCCCCTTCTAAGAAAGTACCACCTTCAGTAGTGGTTAGGGGTTGTTGTTGGGGTTTATCTACATAATATTGTCCTAATTTAAATTCTTCTTCATCATATGTCCCTGTATTAGAGGGTTTAGTAGTATATTCTTGGGTAGAATTATTTTTTTTAAAAGAAGATGGAGGTAAAGAATTATGTGTATTATTATTATGTACGTTTATAGGTAAAGTATAAAAATTATTAGTACTAAAAGGGTTACCTCCTGTTTCTTCATAATAATCATCTGTAACGTATTGGGTAATGTCTACTATTTCACCTATAACAGGGCATTGATAAAAGGTTCTGTTAAGTGGTAAAGCAGTAGGGAGAGTATGTGGGTCAAGTGTGGTTTCCCCACTTGCTACATCTGAAAAAAATATTAATCCTAAACTTCCAGGACCATTATATTTGGGATGTTTATCATCTAATATAATATCTACTACTCGTTTTTGAGTAGATAAAATTTTACCTTTATTAGGCCCCCCAGGACTTGTACCTTTATTTTTTATTTGTGTTCGACTCATCTTTAGCTACTTCTTCTGCTATTTGTTGAAGTTGTTTTAATTCTTCATCTGTAAGTAATGAATCTCCCCCACCTGAAGAAGCGTTATTTTGGAGTCTTTGGATAACAGCCATCATTTTAATTAAGTGTTCATCATTTTTTACACTTACTTCTAAGTATTCCTTAATTAAAGGAACAACTACTGGAGCATCTCCTATGTTTTGTATTAAAGGTTTTAATTCAGCAATTAAAGAATTTATTTGTTTATCTTTTTTCTTACTGTTATTATAAATTTCTTTAAATACATCTGACGATGTTTTACCCTCAAATATTACTGTATCAAGTGGATTATTCATGTTTATAAATATGTCCAGTATCATCT